TGGGACGTCATGGAAGCAACGCTCACGAAGACTGAATTCATTGGCTTTCTGAAGGGCAACATCATTAAGTACTCGATGCGCCAGGGTGTGCGCGGGGAGGTCGACTCCCAGAAGTGCAACCACTACATCGTTAAGCTTGAGGAGATGTATAAAAAGTGGTGTACGTTTTAACGCATCGCCAGAACACGTTCAATAACCTAAACGAGGAGTAACACATGAACCTATTCGATGACATCACCCGTGACAGCACCGACGAGGCACAACCCGTCATCCGCTATCACTCCAAGGCAGTCCCCACAATCCCTTTGAGTCATCCAGACTTTGTCTATTACCCGGCCGCGGCGACTGACGTGACCCGGACGTGGCGCAAGTTTGGCTGGACGCCTGTGCAACGAGACGGTATCCAATAAATGGAGCCCGTCAAAGCACCGCCAATGTGTCAGGTTTGCATGCGCATGCCAGGCACCTATAAAGTGATGCTTGCCCCCGGCAAAGGGTTTCGATGGAAGTGCGAGCCGTGCTTCCTGCGCAAACGCCCCGAGGGCTTCAACACCGACACCAACAAGGACTGACATGCGACCACGTTCGAACGCGACTGCCGACACCATCAAAGTCAACTACAACCCCGTAGAGAAGCTAGGGTTAATCCTAAGTGACTTCCTGATCCAGCATGACCTAGCATGGTCAGATGAACTGCGCAAAGCTTGGGAAGAGGCGGATCGCTACTACCGTAAACTAGATATCACGTCCGATATGTGACTGCAACATTCATCTGCGATCCTAACAAGGCCGATCCGGCACCATTTTTGGAGTTTCAGATGAAGGTCACAATCACTTTTGAAGCAGACGTCCAAGACGTCGACATGGCAAGCTTGCAGGACTTCGTGGACGGCATCAACCACAAAGACACCGTCAAGATCTACTCAGAGCGTATCGAAGCCGAATACGGACTTGATGACGCTGAAGAAGGCGAAGAGGATGCAGAGGGCTACGACGCTGAAGCTGAAGAAGTCGAAGGCGAAGTTGCTGAAGAAGACGAGCAGACCGACCAGTAATTAAGTCTGCAAGGCCGGAGCGGGGACCTCCCCGCTCCGTTTTTTAACCAGGAGAAAGAAGAGTGAACGAGTTAATCGAAGAAATTGAAACGCTGAAGGCAATTATTGCCGGCCTTCAACAGCAACTATTGCGCGTTGGCAACCAACAGGATGTCCTCAAAGCCGCATATCTTGCTGGCCAAATGGCTAAACCAGTCAAAACCTTTTCCGGCAATAAGCCCAACTACGTCATCCCGCAGGAAACATTCGACCTGACAGAGTCGGATATCAACAAGCTCATCACAGAGTACGGGCTCACAGTGGTCGACGGGGACATCTACGCCTTTGCATGGGCCGTGCAACACGCTTCACGGACCAAGCAGCCATGAAACACTGCTGGCCCAAGAAACTGTACTACGTATGTTGTCGTTGGATTGATTACCCCAAAGGCGGCGGCAGAAACTTTATCCGTACCCCATCACTGGGCCGAGCGCGGTATTACGCCAAGAAACTAAAGCTCAAAGTGCGCCAGATTGATGTGCGTCAAATGGGCAAGAAGGCGTATGTTTTGCAAGGGAGTTGGCTATGACTGACCGCGAACTTATGCAACAGGCGCTAGAGGCGTTAATGGCTGCTGACCCAGATGACATGATTTTTGATGCGGAAGGTCACATGGTGTTTCGCAAAAGCGTAGCCATCAACGCCCTGCGCGATAGGCTGGCGCAAACAGAACTGGTTCAAGTATCACCGTTGGAATTTGTGACGGCGGTGCTTGAGAAAGAGCATTTGGTTGGCAAACCGATTATGTGGGCGCAGTGGCCCAACGAGGAGAAGAGCACATGACAACGCACATCACAAAGACATGGTTCGATGGAGAGAAGGTAGTGATGCAGGAAATCCCTGAGTCTGAGGTTTATAAGCAGGAGCCGGCTGCGTGGTATGACAAACACGGAATGGTCACGCATGACCCGTTTGAAGGTATTAGACCTCTTTACGCTGCCCCGCGCCAGTGGGTCGGGCTGACGGATGAGGAAGTCAAACACATGTTGGAACTGTTTGTAATTCCACCTCAGCACATTGAAATGGTTGTTCAAGCCATCGAAGCCAAGCTCAAGGAGAAAAACGGTGGTTGACCTGCTACGCAGTGCATGGAATGTTTTAGATAATTTTAAACAAGCTTACCCTAACAGTTGGTACGAAGACGTAAGCTTTAAAGGAGATGATATGCAACACGACAAAACATTTGAAGCAATTAGAAAACTTAAGGACATTGAGATTGAGTTGCACCGGCTGAAGAACGCGCTTGAGTTAGCTAATAAAAGCTTTGATTCACAGCGCCAGTGGGTCGGGCTAACAGACGAGGAGATTGATAACGTGCATAACAAACTTAAAACTTGGTTCATGGGAACATACAACATCAGAAATATTTACCAAGCCCTTGAGGCCAAACTCAAGGAGAAGAACAATGCTCCTTAAATACGGAATCCTCGACGACGAAGGCAATGTAGTACGGTGGGTCTGGCATATGCCGCCATATCCTCACATCGTGCAGAAAATCAAACGCCAACGCAAACCCAAACTCGACCTGTCCCAATGCCAAGAAGCACCCTTCTAGACCCTGAACCCACCGCCTGGCTCGCGGTCATCGAACCACGGACCACGGAACACCTCCACGTTCAAGCCCTGGCCATGCACAAAAGCTGGTTTTCCCCTACACTACTGACTCACGCGCAACTCATCCCACTCTATAGAAAGGAAGAACTCATGTTTACCGCCAAATTCACAGACAAAACCCCCGAAGACGAAGCCTTCGAAGACCTCGAACGCGCACTCAACCGCGCCAAAGCCAGCATTCCTCCATTCCAAGACCAAGCACGGAACATCTACCCCCAGACTTCTACGCGCCACCCCGCCGACGTCCAAACCGAATACAACCTCTACAAAAGAGGGACAGAACAACTCCAACAAAAACTCGCCGAGCTAGAGGCCAGCTACTCCATCGTCTGCGAACACAGCTCCAAACTCGAAGCCGCACTCAAAAAAACCCAACGCGATCTCGACCAGTGCCAGAAATCATGGCTCACGGCGCTCCTCTTCCGCACAGGGATCATGAAATGAAACTCAACCCTAACCACAAATACAACGCCGTCCTCGACCGCATCCAAGCCTACTTCCAAACCAACGGCGAAAGCACCCTCGGGATGATCTACGTACAAGGCACAAGCGTCATCGCCCTCGAAAGCGCACTCCAACGCCTCATGCGACACAAACTCATCACCCGACGACAAGTCTGCATCAAAGAAGGCAGCTCCCGCGTCCTATGGGCCTACCGCCTCACCAACCAAAAAGAATCCCTCGTCACCTTCACTCCCGCCCCCAGCCGACCAAAAAACCCATCCCCGCCACGCGACCGCGACCGCAGCCACGAACACTCCAGACGCGCCTCAACCGATCCAGATTCATGGACCATGGACCAAGAGCCAGAACACTACAAACTCCTGCGCACGCTCCCCCTGCCGCCGTTTGAAGGCTATCCAGAACTGGAACTGGAATGAAATGCCCCAATTGTTCAGCCAAGAATGAACAGGCCCGGGAGCCGCTATGAAATGCCCAAACTGTTCAGCCAAAACCCGGACCATAGACACCCGCCAATACATTGAACCCAACGCGGACTTCTTCTGGGTCTTCCGCCGCACCCGATGCGGTGAATGCCTCACCATTACCCGCACAGTCGAAGTGCCCCAAGAAACATGGACCAAGGTTTTTAACTTCTACAACGCTAACCACTCGTCCGACGACACCGACACCGACGACGAACAGGAACAACAGGAACAGGACAACCAAAATGCTTAGACCCGCCATCTTCTCCACCGATGAACCCCCCGTCGAAATCACCGATATTTCCCTCAAGGAATACATCAACAGTCTTCGCCGACGAATCGAGGTCCAAAACTGCCAAATGGATACCTTAGCTAGCCAAGTCCACGAGGCCAGAAAGCTCAAAAACGCCATGACCGAACTCTTCTACCAAAACGTCCGACAACTCCAAGCGGACATGCACAAGCTCAACAAATGAAACCCCGAACCAAACCCCCAGACCCGCCAAAGGACGACGAAGAACCCTCCGAATACCCAGGGCTCCTCCAGCTCTACCGCATCAAAGTCAACGACATCGACTACCTCCTTTTCGGCCCACCTCTTACACTAAAACCCGAAACCCTCACAGCAAACATCCAAAACTTCCAAGTCGGCGAACTCATCCCAGCCGAAACACTACTGCGATCCCTACGCCTGATAGCCAGACGGGAAACAGAGGAACGGAACAGAGAATGGATGCAGTAGGAGGGAAGTCGTTATGGATCAAGGGGTTAGGTTGAGAGATCACGGACCACGGACCACGGGGCTTACGGCAAAAGGGGGTTTACATAGACTGCTGGCTAGAATTTAAAAAAAAATATTTTTTTTGTGGGAATAGACGTAATAGACGTAATGACGTAATAAGTGAATGAAAACAATAGGTTACGACTACACACTCCATCACACTATGTCTACAGACGTAATTCTTATAAAAATCGCGCGCACCTCTTTTTTGAAAAAAAAAAAACTTACTCTTGGGTAAAAAACTCTATAGGAACCTGAAAAAATGAACAAAGGCGGTCGTCCAACCCGGGTCAGCAAGGTTTTGACCCAGAAAACCATCCCAAAGACCGTTGCGGGGGCGGTAAATGACAAATTAGCGACACCCGTTGCCAAATTTGAAGACCAAAACAAGCCCCTGTCCCCAAAGGAGTGGAAATTTGTACAGGAGTTTGTAGCGGGCTGCGGAGAGGTCACTTTAAAAGAAGCCGCGATCCGTGCGGGGTATACCGAGGTCCGCGCTAGTCAAAGCGGCAACGACCTAACTAACCCGAAAAAAAACCCGCATATTGTTGCTGCGATCCAGGAATACCGTAGCCAACTGGCGCAACGGTACGGGACGACATATGAACGGCATATGCGCGATATGCAGACGATCCGTGACGCGGCCCTCGCCGCGGGGGCATACGGCGCTGCCGTACAGGCTGAATATCGCCGTGGACAGGCTTTAGGGACGATCTACGTGGATAGGAAGGAGATCCGACACGGCACCATTGACTCGATGAGCCGCGAGGAAGTAGAGCGCAAGCTGGCAGAACTAAAAGCCTTGTATGGCGGACCGCCGCCTAAAGAGATCATTGACCTTCCCATGACGGAAATTGGCAAGTCTCTTGAAGTCGACCCGCCCTTCGACCCAACTCAAACCCTGAAGGACCTAAGTGAAGCCCGAGCAATCGTTGTACAACCGGCTGAGGGAGAACCTGCCCTTGAGTCGGATGACCCGGATTGAATCCCGCGTCAATCTTGGGATACCGGACGTTCTGATCGCGTTTCGTAAACCCGCGAAGTTCGTGCTGCTTGAGTTGAAGGTCGTGAAGCGGGGTAGGCAAGTGTCCCTAAGCCCTCACCAAGTTTCCTTCCACATGGCGCATGCGGAAGTTGGTTGCCCGACGTTCATACTGGTCCAGTATCACCCGCCCGGGACAACTAACGTCGCAAAAGCAGAGCTTATGCTCTACCGTGGAAGTCAGGCCGCGGCATTGCTCCGTGACGGGATTGACCTTGAGCCGCTAGAGTCGTGGCCGGCCAACGGCCCAATCTGGAACATGATGCACTTGCGGTTGACGGAGTAAAAAAACCAGTTATAGTTGCGGCTCGGGTTCAGCGGTTGAGCCCGACTTAGAAAGGAGAAAGCGATGATTTTGGTTACGAAGTGCTGGGAAAACTACTCCGTCGCTGACGACGGCGAAGTCGACCTTGAGGATGACGGTTTCCATTTCGAGGATCAGCCGGTCACGTTCAAAGAGCTGATCTGGATGATGGAAGACGACGGATTTAGGTGGTCGTCCTGCTATCCGGCGGAGGGTCATCCAAATGAACATCTGACGACCAGCGAGATCATGGATATGCATACCGGGGTTTGGGAATCGAACACCTTGCACTATTCACAAAAAAACCTCCCGCGAAGCGCCAAGTACTGGCGCTGGGCATTCAAGGCGAAGGGCTTAATTAAAGGGGATCAAAAATGAAATACACGGTCGTAATGGAATACAAATCGCTGGTGACGCTTGAGGTCGAAGGGGAAACAAAACCCGACGCGATTGCAAATGCCTTTGAGGCCGCGGAAGACAATTTCGAGGGCAAATGGACGATTCTCGCCGTGAACCTAGCTGAACCCGCGGTGAGTCCGCCGCCTACTCATGAGGTTTCGGTGATTAGTATGATCGAGCTGGAGGGAGGCAACGGCTACACCTACGTGAATCCTCGGGCAATCAAAGAGGGTCAGCCAGTCCTATTCAATGTGCATGTTCGAGAATACTCCGATGGGGGCCTTGTTGACCTTCTTGAAGACGAGGATTTTGAGACTTGGGAAGCCGCGGATGCCCGGGCTGTCGAGCTCGAGCAGAAATACCCCGGTGCGCTTCGCGACGATTATTGAAAGGCCAATCAGAATGAGACTCAAAGGAAAGGCCCCGCGTTGGGCCAGCAAAACCATGAAAAAACCCCCTGCGCGATTGGGGGGTGACGCCAGGACGAATGCCCTGCCCCGGGACGAGCTCCGTCGCCGTCGACTGGAGCGCCAGAAAGCCGACTTCCGGGCCGCGATGACCTATTTGGCCCGCTGGCTGGCCTTCCGGTCCCTGATTGGGGGTATGTTCAAATAGCCGCTTGACAGGCCGCACAATAGTCTTTATATTCTCCGGACCGGACGCCGTCCGGGCATTCAACCTTAGAAAGTGAGAAATGAAAATGTCAGTTAAATCATCAGAACTGTTCGAGCAACTTTCCACCCAGCTGGCGAAGGATGTTGCCGACAAGGCCATCATTGAAATGGACTTGACCGATATCATTGCGGACAAATTGGATTACTCCGCAATCGCTGAAAAAACCACGGCCGAGCTGGATTACACGGATCTGGCCAATGAGGTGCTCAATCATCTTGACTATACGGACATCGCCAGCAATCTGGACATGTCGGACTTGGCCCGCGAGGTGAGCGACGAGCTCGACCTCGAGGACATTGCGGACAATCTGGACGTTGAGAAAATTGCGAGAACAATTCGCAATAATCACGCGGACGAACTGGCAGTCGAAGTGGCAGGGCATCTTGCCCGCTCGGACTTACTGCTGGAGACCATGGGCCAGATCGCCGATGATCGGATTGCGTCGGTGACTGACTTTCTGATCCCGGAGGCCCGGCGGGCCGTACTGGCCACGGACGTGGCGGATCGGCTCAAGCAGAGCGACGACATGCGGGACTTTATCGGGGAAATTGCCAGTCAGCTGGTTAGGAAAGAAGTTCGCCGCGTCCTGATTGAGCTCGTCATCGCCGTGTCCGGTTCACCAGCTCCGGGAGACCGGATCGATTTAGGGGAGCTCCGGCTCACTCCTGTAACGCCGACTTGACCCGATTCACGACATTAGTTTATTGTTCGCACTCGCCGGGCACGTTGCCCGGCTCAACACAGAAAGGGATAGCAAAATGGCTCATATGATCGATGAAACTACCGGGCGGGCCGCGATGGCATACACCGGGCATACCCCATGGCACGGACTCGGCCGGGCCCTGACCGCTGGGGCCAGCATTGAAGAGTGGACGCGGCAAGCTGGACTTGAATACACCGTTCTGGAATCGGCCGTGGAATATCAGACGCCAGCCGTGACTGGGCACCAAGTGTGGCCGGCCCGCAAAGTCCTGCACCGCTCGGACACGGGCGCACCGTTGGCCGTAGTCAGCAAGGATTATCATGTCGTCCAGCCGGCCCAAGTGATGGATTTTTTCGCGAGGTTGGTCGACGTCGGCGGCTTCCAGCTGGAGACCGCGGGCGCACTCAGCGACGGGAAACGAGTGTGGGCGCTGGCGCAAGTCGGCGAGGCCGCGCCAGTCGTCGACGGAGACTTGGTCAAGCCTTATTTATTGCTGGGCACGTCCTATGACGGAACCATGGCCACGGTCGCGAAGTTCACCGCGATCAGGGTGGTATGTAATAACACTATAACGGCCGCGGTTGGCGGGACCGTTTATGGCCGCGGCGTTAAAGGCGAGGCGGAGACCGACAAGGGTTACCTTAAATCGGCCGTGCGCGTGTTGCACTCGGAACGGTTCGACGCCGACGAGGTCCGGCTCCAGCTGGGCATTGTCACGTCGCAGTTTGAACGCTTTATGGTTGAGTCGCGCCAGCTGGCCGGCGAGCCCATGACTGCAGAACAGGCGGACGAATTCGTCCAGGCATTGCTGGCCCCCTACCATCAGGGCAAGTCGGACATTCGCGAGTCGAAAGCATTCAAGCGCACCATTGAGTTATTCAATGGCAACGCAATCGGGGCCGATATCCCGGGCGTCGCCGGCTCGCGCTGGGCGATGCTGAATGCAGTCACCCAGCTGGTCGATCACGAGCGCGGACGGTCTGACAATACCCGGCTCGAAAGTGCTTGGTTCGGGACTGGGGCCGCGATTAAGGCTCGCGCCATCGACATGCTTGCATTGCCCGCCTGACTCGTTTTATAGTTTGCATCCCGGCCAGCCGGCCGGGTTTTTAACCCTCAGAAAGTGAGAATCGATCATGACCCAAAAAACCGTTCAAACCATCACCATTGGTTCGCAATCGTTCGCTATCCCGAATGGTACTAAGCTTGCAGACTTGCTGGCCCTTATTGGCCTGCAGGCGATTCGGAGCACCTACTGCAGTAACCCGTGGAAAACCTTCGATTACGTTTCGGACCATGGAGGCACTCAGATTGCATTCGGGACCCAGCGGGTATACGAAAACGAAGAGGCCGCCGAAAACGCAAAAAAACAGTACGTGCGCGAACAGGACGCGGCCCGCGAGGTGGAGACCGCAAGCGACTAACCACTCCTGGACGATTCGAGCGTCCTATCTGCAGAAACCCGGCCCCGGCCGGGTTTTTTCGTTTATGATTGCCGTGCGGGCCTATCCCGGGCCCGATCAGAAAGTGAGAATGACATGCTAAAGACCGTAGTTAAATCTAGTAACGCTAAGACCGGCCCTATCGCGGTAACGTACCGCGCGGGGCAGCATGCCACGTTCGCGACGTGCCCCGCGACGTGCCCCTTAAACCCTAAGCCGGCCGATAGCTCGGCCGCAATCGATATTGCATATATGCGGGCCGTTTCCCGGGCCGTGCCGCCATCGGGCCATGCGTGGGCATTTTCGCATTTTCATTGGTCTAGATTGCCGCGGCCGCAAGCCGGCCGGACGGTGATTAATTTTTCGGCCGATACCATGGCCGATGCGATCGCATCAGTTCGTGCGGGTAAGCCGGCCGTATTGGCCGCGGCCCCGGCCGATAGTCGCGACCAATGGCCGCGAATCGAGGATGGCGTTAAGTTTGTAGTTTGCCCTGAACAATTGAGCCCCGCGGGCTCAGGGTTTACGTGTCAATCGTGCGGCAATGGCGTGCCATTGTGCGCGCGTCCGAATCGCGATTATGTGATCGTGTTTTTGGCGCATGGCACGGGCCGGAAACTTGCTGAGGATGCGACTAAATCGGGCGGATGCTACGCGGCGAGTGGCCCGACGGCGATTCAATGGCATGGCACGCGGGCCAATGGCCGATCGGATGACGCGCGGGCCCTATTGGCATTCGCGGCCGATCTACCCGCGGGCTCACTCTTGCGTCACCATATTGCCGGCGATATTGGACGGGCCGCGTAATGATCGGGCTCGCCGTTTTTTTGTTGCATTCGTGTTTATGTGCCATCATTGGCCCGGGCCCGATCCGGGCCCGATTTAATCGGAGAAAGTGAGAATGGAATCGATAGCTGTTTACGTACGCTCGCATCGGGGCTATGTGCTGCGAATTGGCCACGATCGGGATTGTGGCGATTACAACGCGGTCATTCGCGGCCCTAATCCAGCTAACCCGGGCCGGCCGGCCGTTATTGCGAGTTATTACACGGATGACCTCGCCGATGCGATCGCTACCGGCGAGCTTGAGCTTGCGGCCGCGTTGCGTATACCTGAGCTTGAGCTTGATCTTGCGGACGATCTTGCGGCCCGGGCATCGATCGCGCCATAGACTAGGCCATTGGCCATTCGAACCCGGGCCGATGCCCGGGTTTTTTTATGCCCCCAACATAGGCCGGCCCGATTGGCACGCGTCGGGCTCAAGCTTGACCGTGGGCCGCGGGCCGTGGTGAATGCTTGATTGTTCCGTGTATATGACGCGTGGGCCGTGGGCCGTGGGCCGTGGCATTGTGTCGCATGTGGCATGCGGGCATGGATCGCGCGCGATCGTTCAGGCATCGATGGCCGATTGTGCAATGCAACATGGATCGTGGACAATGCTAGGATTGGCGCGGGTCGCGGGCATTGTGCACTGCAGCATGGCCCGAGGATCCCCGGCCCCGAATGTCGCATGGCACGGCGCTTGCTTGGACCCCGGCCCCCGGTTTTTGGGCCCCCGCCCGGGCTTCGCAGGCTTTAGCCCGATTTCACACAATGGATGACGACCGAAAAATGAATTGGCAGAAACAGGCCCCCTTTGGTTACAATCATGTTTCTAAAAAAATTTTTTGCAAATTTTTAAAGCAATTGGCCAATGACCCCTGAAGAAGCAGAAGCCCAACGACTAAGACTTGAATACCGGCTCGCGAAGCTTGAGGTATTAGACAAGGCACAAGGAGACTTTCTTTCCTTTGTCCGTTATGTTTGGCCCGAGGCAATCATTGGCTCGCACCATGAAAAGATGGCCAATGCCTTTAATAGAGTTGTTGACGGCTCTTTAAAAAGGCTAATTATTAATATGCCGCCGCGGCATACAAAGTCTGAGTTCGCGTCCTATTTGCTGCCGGCGTATGTCATGGGCCATCGTCCGCGGACCAAGATCATTCAGGCGACGCACACGGGTGAGTTAGCTGTGCGGTTTGGCCGGAAGGTGCGGAACTTGATGGATTCGACGGAGTACAAGGAGGTGTTTCCGAAGGTGACGTTGCAGGCTGATAGCAAGGCGGCGGGCCGGTGGGAGACGGACAAGGGCGGGGAGTACTTTGCTGTTGGTGTGGGTGGTGCGATGACTGGGCGGGGTGCGGATCTTTTGGTGATTGATGATCCGCATTCGGAGCAGGATGCGTTGAGTGAGATGGCGTTGGACAATGCGTGGGAGTGGTACACATCGGGTCCGCGGCAGCGGTTGCAGCCTGGTGGTGCGATTGTTGTGGTGATGACGCGCTGGGGGACGAAGGATTTGACTGCCAGGTTGGTGAAGCAGCAGACGTCGCACAAGGCTGACAGTTGGGAGGTGATTGAGTTTCCGGCGATTTTGCCGTCTGGCAATCCGTTGTGGCCGCAGTTTTGGCAGTTGTCGGAGTTGCAGAGTGTGCGTGCAGCGTTGTCCGTGCAGAAGTGGCAGGCGCAGTGGCAGCAGCAGCCTACGAATGATGAGGGTGCGATTTTGAAGAGGGAGTGGTGGAAGGTTTGGCCTTCGGAGAATCCGCCTGCTGTGGATTACATTATTCAGTCGTATGACACGGCGTATTCAAAGAAGGAAACGGCTGACTATAGTGTGATTACGACGTGGGGCGTGTTTCATCCTGATCAGGACTCGGGTCCTAATATTGTTTTGATGGATGTGAAGAAGGGGAGGTGGGATTTCCCGGAGTTAAAGCGTGTGGCGAAGGCGCAGTATGATTATTGGAAGCCGGATAATGTTTTGATTGAGGCGAAGGCGACGGGTGTGACGTTGCAGCAGGAGTTGCGGCGGGTGGGGATACCTGTGACGATGTACTCTCCGGGAGGACGGCGGGCGGGTACGGACAAGATTTCGAGGGCCAATTCTGTTGCGCCGATGTTGGAGGCGGGGATGGTGTGGGCACCGGACACGGATTGGGCGGAGGCTCTTGTTGAGGAGTGCGCGGCATTTCCGAATGGGGACAATGATGACATGGTGGACAGCACGACGCAGGCTTTGATGAGGTTTCGTGCGGGTAACTTTATTGCGTTGGAGACGGATGAAGCGGATGAGCCGGGATCGCAGGAGCTTGTGACGGAGTACTATTAGAGATTAAAATGTGGGAACTTTAACCCTGGCCAGGGAATCTCATGGAAATGGACATCAACGCGCTTTCTCGTCCTTATGATCCGTCGGTGGATGACGAGGAGCAGGGGATGCCTGTTCAGCACTTTTTGCAGGGTGGAGATGTAAGTAGTGGCGGCGGAAGTGGTGGCCATTACGAGACGGTAGACAACTCGCAGAGTGGTGGGAGTGTTTATCAGGTTTGGGTTCCTGACACTGCCGCGGGCGGCGGTGGATCTGCGCCCCCGGCTACAAGTGGTCCTTCAACCACGTCGGGTCCTCCTGTCACTGGCGGTACGGTGGGAACAACATATTTTGCGCCGCCGGGTACTACGGTTGATCCGGACCAGTATGTTGGGCAGGAATCGTCGCGGATGGTCGAGCTTAACAACTATTTTAATAGAGGTAGTGGTTCTAGGCTAAACAATAACCCGTATGCGAGTAGCGGGTATCAGAATTATCAGGCGGGTGTGCCGACTTTGCCGATTGACCCGGCGACTGGGGCCCCAAAGGATGTTCGGTCGTATTTTCGTTCTTATATTCCCGAACTTGCGCCTGGGCAGATGGGGCCTCCGGCACCGCAGATGGAAGATCCGGCGATTTCTTCCAAGCGGATGTGGGATGACTATAGTGCTGCGTTGAACAAGATTCCTTATAAAGCACCTGTTAAGCCGCAGACTCCGACCACCGCTGATTTTATAGCGCGGTCCAATAAGAACTTGCCGGCGTTAGGGCGGTATACGGATCCGATTATGTACGATCCGAAGAACAATAGGAATTTTTTGCCGTTCCAGTATGACCCTAATGCGGTTAATCGCGCGTATGCCAAGGGTGGTGCAGTGCAGCATTTTGCTGGTGGCGGACCTGCGGTCAATACGATTGGAATGGACGTGGCGCAATCGTTTTTGAATGGGCAGGGGGTTAATACGTCCGGCATGAGTTCGGATCAGTTGGCCGCCGAGGTTAGTAGGTTAAGTGGCGACCAGGTAATGGTGTTGCCTCCAGCTAATCCGACGTTTAATGATGCGGCGGCGCTTGCGTATGCGCATGCGCATCCTGGAGTGAATGTTATTGGTGAGGCGATAGCGGAAAACGCTTTGAATCGCGCGGGCATGGACCCGCGGGCCATGACTACTGCACAGGAGGCCGCGGCGCTTAAGGCGATGACGCCTAGCGAGAGTTATTTTGTTATTCCATCTGCTGGTCAAGTGCAGACGGGTGGAACAGGCGGAACGGGTGGAACAGGCGGAACGGGTGGAACGGGCGGTACTGGAGGTACTGGCGGCACTAACGTAACGACCACAACACTCCCAAAACAGATTGTCACGCAGACAAATGTTAATACGGCGACAAATGTTCCGACCCAAACGGGTACAAACATTCCGTATCAGCCCATAACGGGCCTTGATACGGGAACCTTGGGCAATACGAACATTCCGTATGTGCCGTTATCGTCTCCAACTGTAGTTCCGACGGCTGGTGGAACCCCAAATGTAACAGCACCCATTTCTTATGGAGTTGCTCAGGGTTCGTTTACTCCGGCCCAGGTTGATTTAAGTAAGTTCAATACGGCATACAATAACAATCAAAATTTAAATTCTTTGATTGGCTATTTGCCGTCCGGGTTTAGTTTTGACCCAAGTAAGTATTTTTCAACGTCTCCAGCGCAAACTAAAATAGCGGCTAGTCCTAATTTAACTCCGACTAGTTTAGGGCAATACAAGCAGACGTATGATCGGATGGGCAATTTAATTGCTATTCCGACAATTAATCCGTTGACGTTTCAGTCGTTTATTCAGCAGCCTGTTACAAAAGCGGAAGGTGGGCTTGTTGAGGAGGACGATGATAACGAAGCGTCTGGGGCGAAGCAGATGCTCAAGGGGTATGAGCAGTTGACGGGTCCGCGAAAGACGCAGGTTGTGAGTTCCCCGAATCGTCAGGCGGTGCGCACGCAGCAGGCCAGTCAGATTGTGGATAGGCAGGGTCGTCCTGCTGGGATGGCCATGAACTATAGTTCAATGTCCACGGCCCAAGGACCAAGCCAGGCCACTCCGGAGCAGATGGCGACTGCAAAGGCCATGTTGTCGAACCTAATGCGACAGAATCTATCTAAGCGAAGATTTGCGGAGGGGGGAGAGGCCTCAAATTTTACGGGCGGGGCATCTGCTAAAGCGGGTGCCCCGGACGAAAAGCTGACGTTTGGCGACAAGTACCTTGTTGAGCCGGCCTTGGATCTGTATTCAAGGATCATGGACCAAGGATCACTGCCCTCGAACAAGAGAATCTTTTTAGAGAGTGTTCGGGGCGGGGATCGGAGTCAGATCACCGAGAAGAATTTCAATCCAGCTGAGTTAGCGCAGATGGATGAGATGGTTCGTGGTCGGTATAAGGGTTTGGAAGAGCCTTTGACCAAGTATGGTCAGCATTTGGAAGCGGCTTTAAAGGGAAAGTTGTCTAAAGAAGAGAAGTCGCAATACCAATCTGACTTGGACATGATCAAGAAGTTTCAGGCGGGGCAGTTTACGCCTGGTTTGATGGCTTTGGCGGAAGGCGAAGAGCCTTCTAATGCTCGTCGCCGTGGGTTGGTAATGTCTGGTGCGGCAGGAGATCTTGCCAAGCTTGGGAAGATTTTGCCGGAAGTGAAGTACTCTGACTATCCAAAGGGCGTGGTCCAGGAAAGTCGCAGCTTGTCTGGTGGAAAGACCCCTACGGAGTCGTTGGCCACGTCGCTTGGGCAGTTTAAGTATGGTCTTGGGCCGGAAGGGAACTTTGTCATCAAGGACAAGTACGACTTTAATCCGCGGGTTGGGTCAGAAGCTTTGGATGCTGTCCCATCTGTGGTGACGGAAGGTCCGTATGGACGGTTGCGCGAGTATGCGGGTCGGAAGATGCCTCCTGGTCAGGGACGGGACGTGCTGGTGAACTTGCCTAAACGTGCCGATGGCAGCCCGGAAGAGGGCGAGGGGTATGTCGCACCACCAAATCCTTTTGGCAGACAGGCGGCCAATCAGGCCAGGCAACGTGCTGAGATAGCGGAACGCTCGCGAGTAGCGGCGGCGCGAGAGAAAGTTGCGCGGACCCCGGCCCTGGACGAGGCGGGTGGCGAGACGACGGACGAGTTTATCCAGCGCACCATGGGCTTTGACCCTTCGGTGAACGAGAAGCGGGGCACGTTCTTGCCAATGCCAATCAAGCGAAATGGCAAGACCGAGTTTATTGCGCCAAACATCGTGAAAGATCTCTTGTTGCCGTACAACCTGTCCAGTCAGGCGTTAACAACTGGTCGGTTTGACGAGGAGAAGGTGCCAGAGGCGGCGATAAATACGTCGCTTGCAAGCCTGGCAACGGGCAAAGCCCCGGCTGGTTCGCTGGGCATGGCTGTCAAAATCCCTGGCGGGCAGTGGAAGCGTTCAGTCACTGTTGATACGCCGGAAGGTCCCGTTAAATCAAATCTTACTGGGCTGGAATCGTTTATTAAAGACGCAATGCAAGCCGTACCCAGTGGCCGGGCAGACGTTATAACTTTTCTTGCGGACAAACTTGCCCCATTTATTAAAAAATCACTGGGAACGCATGAAGACCCCCTTCGAATGGCGTTGCTTAATAGACGGGTGGAAGGGTCTGCTAGTACTCCGGCACCACAAAGCGATGCGTTCCGTCCGTACATGATTGATGCGGCCAAAGAAGGCTTGGAACTTCAAAACAAAGTTGCCGCCGCCCAACCAAGAATTAATGAGCTAAAGCAGGCCGCGCAAGCTGCGCAGGAACAGGGCCTTAAAGACGAAGCTGCAAAAATTAAAACTGAACTAAAAGAACTTCAAAAAACACTGCCTTATTCAAATACCCAAAAGAAGTCTTTTGCCGAAAAAGAACAGGCCCTAGAAGATTTCCATACTTTTTATGACCGCGCTTCTACGGTTAGGCCAACCACAATCATGGATCTTCCAAATCCAACTAATGATTGGATGGTGGGCTACAACAATCAAAATAAGGCGGCAGAACGAACAAGGGATTTAATAGCCAAGCAGTTGACCGAGGCAGGGGTTCCAGACGAATATCAAACACTTCCACCAACCTATGATGCGTTATCGCTGGAAAATTATGCAAAACAAATATTTGATAACAAAGAAGTTCCCGCTCAAAAACTAGTTGAAGCAGTTAGGGCCGGAGACCCTAATTATCAATGGATTATTGACGCAATCCAAAGAAATGAGCCAGTATATGACATGGCTCAATTGCCTTTGCCAGGCATGAGTGGCTCTGAAGCGGCTTCCTTGTTAGCATCTATTCCAGCTGACAAATTGTCAAAAATGAATGCTGATGAAGCACTTATTTCCGCATACCCGCAATGGCAAAAAAGCAGGGAATTTCCACAACTTATACTTGCAATTCGAAATGGTCAATCCTACCCCAAAAAGGCCGTCAATGACATATTAAGAGAGGGCCTTAAACCTGTAGAAGACGTTCCTGGCTGGTATCAAGTTGGAACAAAAAAGGCAGTTGAGGTTGAAGGTGCCCAAATGAGGCATTCTGTTGGCGGGTATTCAACAAAAGAAGATTATAACCTGGGTGGTAGACCTGCTTTTGAGGCAGGCACTACCCGCGTTTATAGTTTCCGTCCAAAAATGGACAAGCCTGAAGTCACAATAGATCTTGCGGATTCTCCAAATGGCTTAGTAAAAATTAATCAAATTCAAGGCCCCACTAACAGCAATCCACTTGACAATAAAGAAGCAATTTTTAAATTTTTAGACAGCATTCCTAATCTAGATGTAAACTCTATTCCAAGCCATTACGGTGGTGGGGAAGGATTCTCGTGGAAAAACGCTTACCTAGAAGCTCGTCCTAACCGTGGTCCGCGGGCTGTGACCCAAACTCCTTTACCTAGAAACGTAAACCTTCTTGAAGGAGTTCCTCCGGGTCAAGAGCTTATGATGGCTGCAATTGAAGCCCATCCCAATTTATTTCTTCGTCCAGGCGAGAATGCACTGCAGGCCCTTGAACGTATAATTGCACGTCGACAAGCGAGAGAAGGTGGTCAGGGGATTCCTCCTCCTGCTGATGCTCCTGCTCCTCCCAATGCTCGCGAACGATTGCGAGCCAGAGCACAAGCAATTCGTGCAAGACTAGGTCTTCCAGGGCCTCGTGAAGAATAACCGGACTAAAACATGTCAATTGAAAAATCCTTCTCAGAAGCTCCGAGTACGGGCATCGCGGTCCTTGATGAGCAGGCCCCGGACATTGAAGTTGTCCTGGAGGATGACGGTGGGGCGACCGTTGAAATAGGGGAAGAGGACGAAGTAGATTTTTACGCCAACCTGGCGGAGGTCATTGACGAGCAGGACCTTGGAAAGATCGCGATGGAGTTGCTTCAGATGTATGAAGCAGACAAGTCCTCGCGCTCGGATTGGGAGCAGATGTACGCCAAGGGCCTTGATCTGTTGGGCTTGAAGCTTGAAGAGAAGACCAAGCCATTCCGTGGCGCGTCAAATGCGGCGCATCCGTTGCTGACAGAGGCGATTGTTCAGTTCCAGGCGCAAGCGTTTAAGGAATTGATGCCTGCGGGCGGGCCTGTGCGCACGGAGATTATGGGCAAAGAGACTGCGGACAAGGTCCAGCAGGCCGGTCGCGTCCAGGATTTCATGAATTATCAGATTACTCACGTGATGCGTGAGTACACGCCCGAGTTTGATCAGTTGTTGTTCTATACCGGCTACGGTGGTTCGACGTTCAAAAAGGTTTATTACGACGCTCAGTTGGGGCGGATGGTCAGTAAGCTGGTTTTGGCTAATGATTTGTATATTCCATACAACGGATCGAGCGTGATTGCTCAGTGTCCGCGGGTCACGCACCGGATTGCGATGGATGCGAATGAGTTTCGCAAGCGCGTAGTGGCCGGTGAGTACTTGGATGTGGACTTGGAAGCCGAGCAACAGCCCACTGATTCAACTCAAATTGCAAAAGCAACGGACAAAATTGTTGGAGTTCGGCCAACGGACCAAGCGGAAGAAATCTTTTTGCTGGAAATGCAGGTCGATTTGGAGATTCCGGGGTTTGAGGACAAGGATGAGGACGGCGAGCCGACAAAAATCAAGCTTCCGTATGTTGTGACGTTCTCGGAAGACTCGTTGCAAGTGGTTGGCGTGCGTCGGAATTGGAAAGAAAGCGACAAATTAAAGCGTCGGCGCAATTATTTTGTCCATTACGTGCTTGTCGAGGGCCTTGGTGCGTATGGCTTGGGGTTTGTTCACCTGATTGGCAGTTTGTCGAAGGGTGCGACGTCGGCTTTGCGCCAGCTGTTGGATGCGGGGACGTTGTCAAACCTGCCGGCGGGCTTCAAGGCGAAGGGTGCGCGGATCGCGGACAGTGATAATCCGATTCAGCCGGGTGAATGGCGCGATATTGACGCGGGTGGTGCGGAATTGTCGGCATCTTTGTTGCCTTTGCCGTACAAAGAGCCGAGTCAGACGTTGTTTCAGCTGCTTGGGTTCTTGGTTGACGCTGGAAAGCGGTTGGCCAGTACTGCGGACATGATGGTTGGGGATGGTAACCAGAATGCGCAGGTAGGAACAACGATGGCGCTGCTTGAGCGTGGCTCCATGGTGATGAGCGCGATCCATAAGCGGCTGCATTATGCGCAGGCGATGGAGTTTGAGCTCCTGGCGGAAGGTTTTGCTGACTATTTACCGGAAAACTATCCGTATGACGTCCCTGGAGCCAGTCGGTCGATCAAGCGCAAGGACTTTAACAGCTTGGTTGCGGTCCTTCCGGTATCTGACCCCAACATTTTTTCGACCACGCAAAGAATCACTCTGGCGCAAACGCAACTGCAGTTAGCGCAGAGTGCTCCGCAGATGCACGACATGTACGAAGCGTACTATCGGGTGTATGCGGCGTTGAATGTTCGGGATATTTCGGGGTTGTTGAAGCCTCAAAATGCTCAGTTCCCGAAAGATCCGGCGACAGAAAACGCGCACATCATGGATACCATGAAGGTTAAAGCGTTTGCGGGGCAACAGCATGATGCGCACATTGCTGCTCACTTGATGTTTGGCATGTCGCCTACGGTTCAGTCAAATGTTGGCGTCGCCGTTGCGTTCCAGCAACACATCATGGAGCATGTTCGCTTAAAAGCGGAGGAAACCGTGGAAGCGGAGCTGTTCCAGTCATATGGAAGCGATCCTGACCGAATGGTTTCAGCTATTCAGAAGGAAAGCATGATTGCGCTAAAGATTGCGCAGTACATAAAGGACATGAGAGATCTGCAGGATCAACTTAACGGTGGTAACGAGCAGCCTGATCCGATTGTTGAGCTTAAGAAGCAGGAGTTGGCGCAGCGTGCGCAGAACGACCAACAGAAATTGGCGTTGGAAGCGCAGTCGTTGCAATTGGATCAGCAGAAGTTGCAGCAAAATGCACAAGTTGCGCAAGAAAGAATGCGTTCACAAGAGAATATTGCCCAGTTCAGGGGCGGTATTGCCAGGGAGCGCACGCACATCACTACAAACCAGCCTACAAGGAACCAAAATGCCTCTTAAATCTGGTAAAAGTCAAAAAACCATTAGCTCAAACATTGGGGAGATGGTGCATTCCTTTAAAGAGAAGGGGAAGATTGGTACAAGCAAGCCAAAAAGCACCGCAGCGGCTGTAAAACAGGCTGCGGCAATTGCTTACAGCAAGGCTGGACAGAATAATCCAAGTAATGCACCTAAAAAAGAGCTTAAAAAAGGCAAAAACGGGCCTGCAAAAGTCATTCGCAAACGTGACGGCAATGATCCTGTTGGTATATACTGATTGACACAAGCCTACAGACGGGGCGCATTCCGTCTGCTTTTCATGGGGTTTCCATGCTTGAATTTACAGAAGCTGTGCTGAAAGAAATCAGAAAGCTTAAAGCGGACTCTGAGGCAATCATTTTGAGTGGTGGCATTTCCGACATGGAACGCTATCGCTTCATGATGGGCCGTCTGGAAGGTTTGAATCTTGTTGAAGATGTGGTCAAGTCTTTACTTCGCCGCAAAGATCCTGATTTTTAACTCAAAGGAGGTCGTATGGAAGAGCCTATCACTGCGCTAGAGCGCAAATGGAAAGCTGAAGCTGCAGAGCCCGTGTTGGATGATGCATATGTCGACGGGGTTTTTGACCCGGACAAGATTCCGCCAGCTGTAATGGATCGAATCCCTGAACCATCAGGTTGGCGGATTGCGATTCTGCCTTATCGGGGTGCAGACAAGACAAAAGGCGGGATTGTCCTTGCGGAAGAAACACAAAAACGCGCGGTTTTAAATACCGTGTGCGGGTATGTCTTGAAAATGGGCAGCCTGGCTTACTCAGACGAAACCAAATTCCCTACCGGACCGTGGTGCGAGGAGGGAGAGTGGATTATTTTTGGTCGTTATGCGGGGGCTCGCATTCCTATTGATGGTGGCGAGATCCGGTTTATTAACGACGATGAAGTTCTGGGTGTGATTTCGGACCCTGATGACATTTTGCACATGTAAGGAGTAGACAATGTCAGATCAAGAGTTGGATTACAACGTCGGAGAGGACGAACAGCCCATGTCGGTCACAGTGACCGAGACGGAAGGGCAGAACACGACAGCTGCTGTTAATCAAGACCAGGAACTGGATGATTACAGCGACAAGGTCAAGAAGCGCATTGACAAGATGACGGCTCGCTTGCGCGAGACGGAGCGTCGAGAGCAGGCTGCGTTGGAATTGGCTCAGGGCATGCAAGCCAGACTGCAGCAGTTGGAACAAAAAGTTGTTCGCACGGATGAAGAGCGTTTGTATGAGGCAAGTGGTCGGGTAGAGACCCAACTTGTTGCGCTAAAGCAAATCATTCAAAAAGCCCGTGAAGAGGGTGATATTTCGACTGAGATTGAAGCCAGTACTCGGTTGACTTCGCTAATTCACGAGCAGCGTCAAATTGCTGAAGCTAATGCGCATCGTCAGTCATATCAAGAGCAGCTGGTGCAACAGCAGCAGCGTCCCCAGCAGCCGGTTGTTCAGCAAGCTCGGCCAGTTGTGGATGAAAAAGCGGCTAATTGGGTCGATAAAAACTCGTGGTATGGGCGCGATACTGTGCTCACATCTGCCGCTTGGGGCATTCATCGACAGCTAATTGAAGTTGAAGGATTTGACGGCAGTTCAGATGAGTACTATGATGAGCTGGATCGTCGACTTAAATCATCCTTTCCAGGTCGATTTAATAAAGACAGGACCACTAGAACCGTGCAAACGGTGGCACCTGCAACCCGGTCTTCCGGGGTAAATAATGCACGCCGCGTTGTTAAACTGACTGCAAGTCAGGTAGCGATTGCGAAAAAACTCGGCGTTCCGATTGAGGAATATGCCAAATACGTCAAGGACTGATTATGGAAAAGGCTACTACCACCGTTAATCGTGAAGCGCGTTCCGCGGATACCCGCGAGAAGGCGGCACGCCGGAAACCTTGGACTCCTCCGTCACGTCTTGATGCGCCTCCTGCTCCTCCGGGATACAAACACAGATGGATTCGGGCATTTACGGCCAATCAAGAGGACCGTATGAATATTGCCACCAAAGTCCGTGAAGGTTATGAGCTCGTCCGTTCGGAAGAGTACCCAGACTTTCCTGTTCCCTCCGTGGAAGACGGTCGACACGCTGGCATTATCAGCGTGGGAGACGTTCTGTTAGCCCGTATTCCTTTGGAAACAGTTGAAGAGCGACAGGCATACTACAATCGTCGCGCAATTGATCAGGTTTTAGCGATTGATAATGAGCTAATGAAAAGCAATGCTCACAACAGCATGCGGATCGAAAGCCCTTCGCGTCAGTCGCGGGTCACATTTGGTAGCCCTGGTGCATCCGGGGAATAAACTTTTTTAAGGAATTGACAAATGGCTAACGTAAATAAGCCCTTTGGTCTGCGTCCTATGGGCAACCTGTCCGCTACTGGAGCACAGAAACAGTACGGATATCAGATTGCCGATAACCAGTCCGGGGCGATCTATTTGGGTGACCTAGTCACCAACTATGACGGCTACATTTATAAATTTGTGGCGGCGACTCACTCTTCGGCTGTGGGCGTGTTCAACGGTTGTACGTACATTGACCCGACAACTGGTAAGCAACGGTGGAGCAATTACTACCCTGGTAGTGTTGACATCACCGCTGGCATCATCCAGGCCGACGTCATTGACGATCCCAACCAGTTGTTCTTGATTCAGTCGACCAGCAGCACGGCAATTGATCAGACTAAGATTGGCTGGAATGCGCCGATCTCGACTAGCACAACTGGTAGCACGACTACCGGCTTGTCGAACATGACAATTGACTCTGCAAACGTCGCAAAGACCAGCACTCTGGCCCTGAAAGTTGTTGGACTGTACAACCAGTCTGGCAATGACTTTGGTGCTTACGAGATCCTGGTGGTTAAAATCAACACGCATCAGTACGGAAGTGCTGGCGTGGCTGGACTTGGAGCTTAATCATGGCAATTTCACGTGCCCAACTTACGAAAGAGCTTGAGCCGGGTCTAAATGCCCTCTTCGGCCTTGAGTACAAAAACTACGAGAACGAGCATCTTGAAATCTACGAAGTCGAGTCTTCGGACCGTGCTTTCGAAGAAGAAGTGATGCTGTCTGGGTTCTCAACCGCTCCGGTTAAGACTGAAGGCTCTGGCGTGTTCTACGATCAGGCGCAGGAAGTCTTTACGGCTCGCTACACCCACGAAACGATTGCGCTGGCGTTTTCTCTGACTGAAGAGGCAGTGGAAGACAACCTGTATGATCGTCTATCGGCTCGTTACACCAAGGCCCTGGCTCGTTCCATGGCTCAGACCAAGCAGATTAAAGGTGCTGCTGTTCTGAACGGTGCATTTACGACCTCGATTGGTGGCGATGGCCAGCCTTTGTGCTCGACTGCTCACCCAACGCTGGGCGGCCCTAACGGTTCCAACCGTTTGGCTGTGGATGCCGACTTGAGCGAGACTTCGCTTGAGCAGGCTCTGATCGACATCGCTGCGTTCACCGACGAACGTGGCCTGAAGATCGCCATGCAGGGTCTGAAGTTGATCATCCCGAAAGAGCTGATGTTTACTGCTGACCGGATCCTGAAGTCTACGCTTCGTGTCGGAACTGCAGATAACGACATCAACGCGATCAAGAACATGGGCATGATCCCCCAGGGTTACACCGTTAACCACTTCTTGACCGATACGAACGGCTGGTTTATCAAGACCGACGCTCCTAACGGCATGAAGATGTTCGAGCGTGTTGCAATCCGCACTGGTTTCGAAGGCGACTTCGATACTGGTAACGTGCGCTACAAGGCTCGTGAGCGTTACAGCTTCGGGTTCAGCGATTGGCGTGGTATTTACGGCTGCCCTGGAGCCTAATTACCGGCAACTTGAAAAGGCCCCTTTTGGGGCCTTTTCTTTTTGCGAATAGGGTGTATAGTTATTGTATTCCGGGGTTTCCGGCATATCTGACAGTCCCGGCTGACGACATGCAGACAGATATGCTTATTAGCATGAGAGGCTAACATGGCACGCACTACGTTCTCCGGCCCAGTACGGGCGGGTAACATTTTTAACACCACTGGCACAACGCTTGGTCAGAACGTCAAGAACGTCGGTCAAGTGGTCATGGTTCAAACTGAAAAAATCACTCAGCTTTCTGGCGGCGGGAATACGACTATTGTCATCCCTGCAAACAGTCAGATTCTGAACATTTTTCTCTATGTCACCACCGTTTGGGGTGCCACGGCAACTGTCGGTGTGGGTAACACCGCACTGGCTACTGCGTACACGGCAGCTGGTGCTGTTTCGACGGCCGCAGTTGGCATTGTTTCGGTTACTCCCGGCACGGACGCTACCCGCACGGCGGCTTTTGTTGACGTTGGCACTACAGACGTCAAGATTGTCGTGACATCAACCACGCCTGGTGCAGGCGGCGGTGTGGGTTACATCTCGGTCGTTTACCAGCAGGCCGCAAACCTGATCCCTTAAATAATTTTTGATTAAGGGGAAGGGCCATGAGTAATAGTAATATTTACTCGGCTTCGGCCACGACAACCGCACAAGTTGTCAGTGGTCGGAGTCGCTTGGTTGGTGTCTACTTTGTGTCTACGGCAACTGCTGCAACGCTGACTTTTAAAAGTGGCGGAGCAAGTGGCACAACGAAACTTACCTTGACATCTCCACCTGTGATTGGGTCCCAGTACATCAAGATTACCGATATGGGGGTCTTGTTTGATAGTGGAATTCATGTCACGTTTAGTGGGGCAGGGGTAACTTCAATCACTTTGTTCTACTATGGTGGAGCATGATGAGTGCAGCAGAACTCTGGTCAGCGGGTTTGACGGTGGTCTTTGCTCTTGCTGGGTTTGTGCTTCGTGAAAAATTCAACGAACTTTCTCGGGTCAGTATTCTCTTGAATAAGACACGAGAAGAAATGGCCCGTGATCTGATTACCAGGGCAGAAGTTGTTAAAATCATGGAACATATTGACGCCAGGTTTAACAAGTTGGAAGAGAAGATTGATCGTCTGATTTCCACACACTAAAGGATATTGAAATGGCTAAGGCTGATCTTAAAAAACTGTTTAAGAACAAAGAGACTAAGGGCGAAGAGCTGAAAGAAGCTCGGGCCATTAAGTCTGGCAAAATCTCGCCGGAGCAATATGCTGCTGGTGAGAAAATGGAAGAGAAGATGAAAAAGGGCGGTGCCGTTAAGAAGGCAATGGGTGGCACGGTCAAATCGGGCTCTAAAGCTCCGGTTTATGGACGTGCCTTGATGCGTACTACGGCTGATGCAAAAGGTCGTGCTCTGATGAAGGGGAAATAATCATGGCTGGACGTGGAATGGGTGCCGCGGTTCGTGGCGGCGGCTGCGTGATGAGCGGCGAAACGCCTAAAGTCGATTACAACTACGACTCGATGAAAGGCGATGAGTCTGTAAAGCCTGGAACTGCCAAGATGGCTAAAGGCGGCATGGTCAAAAAAGGCAAGATGAAGGCCTACAAAAAAGGCGGCATGTGCTAAATGACCACCTCGGGCACGACTGATTTTGATCTGTCGATTGATGAACTAATCGAAGAAGCATTTGAGCGATGCGGCATGAGACCCACCAATGGGTATCAGCTGACGACGGCACGCCGCTCGCTCAACTTGGTGTTTCTTGATTGGGCAAACCGCGGGTTGAACCTGTGGACAATTGAACAGAAAGAAATTCAGTTAACCCAAGGAGATCGGGTCCTTAATTTGGACCCGGACACGGTCAATGTGTTGGGTGCGGTGATTCGGGATTTGACCACGACACCGTATAACGACATTATTATTCAACGGGTTAGCCGAAACGAGTACTTGGACATTCCAAATAAGGACTTTCAGTCTCGCCCGTCTCAGTTGTACGTACAGCGTCAGAATATCCCGCAGATTTATCTGTACCCCGTTCCTCCAAACAGCCAGTACAAGCTGGTGTATTACCGGATTCGACGGATTCAGGACGCTGGGGCGTACACCAATACTTCGGATGTCAATTGGCGTTTCTTGCCTTGCCTGGCATCTGGTCTTGCGTATTTCCTGTCTTTAAAGTTTGCCCCAGACCGGATTGGTGCTTTGAAGAATCTTTATGAAGAGGACTTCAAACGTGCGGCAGATGAGGATAGGGATACCGCCAGCACATATTTTGTGCCGCAGATAGCGACGATTTAAAATGCCTACTACCGCGGCAGGTAAATATGCCTTAGCCCTTTGCGATTACTGTGGTCAGCGGTACAGGCTGACTCAGCTTCGCATCAATTGGCGTGGGTTTAAGGTTTGCCCGGACGATTACGAGCCAAAAGAGCCGCAAATTCAGCCATTGAAGTATCATGGCGATGCGATTGCACTTGATGGGCCGCGGCCAGATCGTAGGGAGCCATTATCCGTGTTTGTTGGTGCTCCAGGCTTCTCAGCCTTTCAAAGTTTCGGGACGGCGCGTAACACAAATGATATGCGGCCGTACATTGTTGGTCCTGCGTTGATCTCGCGGGTCGTGGTTGGTTCTGTGACGGTGACAACAACATGACCTACGACGAACTGGTCACAAACATTCGAAATTACGCGCAGGTAGGGGACAGTGAGTTCACCCTGCCTGTTATCAACACGTTCATCACGTTTGCGGAAAACCGCATCATGCGTGAGATTGACCTCGACGTGTTTAAAAAAGAGATGACTGGCAACATGACGTCGGGGAATAGATTTTTGACTGCCCCTACGGACCTGTTGACGCACAGGTACATGTTGCTTAAAAGCTATACTGGTTCAACGCAAGTATTTTTGGACTTTCGGGATACTTCTTTTATGAAAGAGTATTGGAAAGACCAAACGGTGACCGGCACTCCAAAATACTTTGGCGTTTGGGATCAGAACACGTTTTATGTGGCTCCGACGCCTAACCAGAACTACATTGTTGAACTGGGTTTTATTTATCGGCCCACTCAGTTGTCGTCGACCAACACGACGACTTGGATTAGCACGAATGCCCCAGAAGCGTTGTTTTACGCCTGCATGATCCAGGCGTATAGCTATTTGAAAGGGCCGGCCGACATGCAAGCTTATTTTGAAAATAGTTATAAGCAGGCTGTCAGTGGTCTGGGTGTTGAACAGCAGGGCCGCCGCCGCCGCGATGAGTACCGCGATGGCATGATGCGCATTCCTCTTAAATCCGATTCGCCAGGTCCGTAATGGCATTTACCGGCAATTACATTTGCACCAGTTTCAAGGTGCAGCTTTTGAAAGGCGTGCATAACTTTACGCCGGTCACTGGCAATACTTTTAAGCTGGCGTTGTACGACCAAAACGCCACGTTCAACGCCGACACGACTGCGTACACGGCTACAAATGAGATTGCGGCTTCTGGTTCGTACACCACGGGAGGGGTGGCGTTGACCCCATATATTCCGACGTCAGCCAATACGACGGCTTACGTGGATTTTGTGGACTTGTCGTTGACTGGCGTGACCATTACCACTTTTGGAGCGTTGATTTACAATAGCTCCGTGTCAGGTAACCCTGCGGTTTGCGTTTTGGATTTTGGCGGCCAGAGGACAACAACCGCAGGCGGGGTCTTGAACATTGTTTTCCCAACAGACGATATTACGTCTGCAATCATTCGGGTGTATTAAGCCATGCTAGTTAACACAATTCACGGCGAGATGGACGACTCTCTTCTGGTCAAAAAAGAGGGTTCGGTAGATAATGACATTGAATTTACTACTTGGACTGAGTATTGGCTCAATGATGAGTTGGTGCATCGTTCAGCTCACGTAACATTGAAAACTTCTCCGTTTACGGCTCTGGAAGCCGCTTCAATAGGATAAATCATGGCCAATACCCAATCCATGTGTACATCGTTCCTTGGGGAACTGATGACTGCAACTCATAATTTTGGCGTAGCGCCCACTCGTGGTACAACCTCAGCGGACACATTTAAGGCCGCGTTGTATCTCACGACAGCTACAATTAATGCTGCAACCACTGCGTATACCACGTCTGGTGAAGTTACTGGTACAAATTATACGGCTGGGGGTGTAGCAGTCACCAATGCCACGGTTCCGGCGTCGACCAATACTTCGTCTACTGCGGGCGTTGGATATTGGACTCCTTCAGCTTCCATTACGTACACAAACGTCACGTTGGGGACCGCGTTTGACACAATGTTGTTGTATAACTCAACGCAGAGTAACAAAGCGGTTTCGGCTCATACCTTTGGGTCACAGACGATTACTGCTGGAAATTTTACGCTGACGATGCCATCGAATACGACTTCTTCTGCTCTGCTTCGTTTGTCGACAACATAAGGTGATGTGTGGCTCTCGGTTGGGGTGGAGATACTTGGGGGGCTAATGGTTGGGGCGGCACTCTTTCGGAAACGGGGACTGTCGCTACAGGTGTTGTTGGAGCCGTAGGTGTTGATAAATCCATACCATTAACTGGGGTTAATGCGTCTGGAGTATTAGGGGGTGTATTACCGGCGCTTAGTGGTGTTATTGCTACGGGCTTGGTTGGAAGTTCTGAAGTAACAATAGCTATTGCCTTGACTGGGGTGGCTGGGGTTGGAGTAGTAGGTTCAGTAGAAGCAGGCAAAGCGTTTAATCTTAGCGGGGTTTCCGGATCCGGGGCAGTTGGGTCATTATTAGCAGCTAATTCCGTAGGAATTAGTAACAATATTGGTGAAGGGCGTGTTGGAAACATTATTCCAACTAGATCTTCTGCAATTACAGGGGCCGTTGGATCGGGTTTTAGCGGATCAATTGCTCCTGGTAAATCCGCACTAATAACTGGGGCGGGAGCAACAGGAGTAGCGGGGGCAGTTGTGGCAAGTTCTTCAGCAGTTTTAGCTGGTAGCATTGCAGCTGGAATTTTGGGTAATGTCAATTACGTTTATTGGACGTTGGTCGATGACTCCCAGACACCAAACTGGACGGATGTTACTAATACGCAGTCTCCCAATTGGACAGTCGTTACAACCATCTAAGGATTAGAAATGTCAACCGCATATACCTCTCTCCTGGGCCTGGCCCTTCCTGCTACTGGGGAACTTTCGGGCACCTGGGGCGACACAGTCAACAACTACATTTCAAATTACATTGATTCTGCTGTTGCGGGTGCAGTCACGCTTACTGCGGACACCACGCTGACTAAAACGACAGGCTCAAGCCTTGGATCAACGTCATCTCAATATGCGATTATTATCGCGTCCCCGGCGTCAGCCAACATTACTGTAACGGCTCCAGCAGCAAGCAAAACCTATGTTATCAACAATACGTCCGCAACGTACACGGTCAAGATTGTCGGTGCGGGGCCCACGACGGGGGTAACGCTCCTTGCCAGTGAAAAAGCAATTGTTGCTTGGAATGGCTCTGATTTTGTAAAAGTTGCTTCTACCTCGGCCTCTACAATTAATTCCGGGACTTTAGCGGTTGCTTATGGTGGCACCGGAATAAACTCATTAGGAACCGGGATTGCTACATTTTTAGGCACTCCTTCCAGTGCAAACCTATCGGCAGCGGTTACGGATGAGACGGGTTCGGGGGCGTTGGTATTTGCGACCAGCCCAACGCTTGTAACACCTGCGCTTGGTACGCCTGCGAGCGGAACGCTTACGAATGCTACTGGGCTTCCTATTTCTACGGGTGTTTCTGGTTTAGGCACGGGGGTTGCTACGTTTTTAGGCACTCCTTCCAGTGCAAACCTGGCGGCAGCGGTTACGGATGAGACGGGTACGGGAGCGTTAGTGTTTGCTAACAACCCCACGTTGGTGACTCCTGCGCTTGGTACGCCTGTGAGCGGAACGCTTACGAATGTTACTGGGCTGCCTTTAACCACCGGCGTTACGGGAACTTTGCCCATTGCTAATGGGGGAACGGGACTGACTACAACCCCTGCAAACGGTGCGTTAGATATTGGTAACGGCACAGGGTTTACCCGTACTACGTTGACGCAGGGTTCTGGGGTGACCATCACTAACGGCAGTGGAACAATCACAATTGCCGCAACGGGCACTGGCGGTACGGTCACATCCGTAGCGCAGTCTTTTACTGGCGGCATAGTTTCAGTTGCTGGGTCGCCGATTACGTCTTCTGGCACTCTTGCATTGACAGTTGCAGGAACTAGCGGCGGAGTGCCTTATTTTTCTAGTGGAACTACTTGGGCATCTAGTGCGGCATTGACCCAGTACGGCGTTGTGTATGGCGGTGGAGCTGGTGCCGCTCCGGTGGCAACAGCTGCAGGAACAACTGGGCAATCGTTGTTGGCGACGACAAGTTCGGCCCCGTCTTGGGGGCAAGTAAGTTTGACAGCAGGTGTGACAGGAACGCTTCCTGTTGGCAACGGCGGTACTGGAGCGGCTACGTTTACGGCAAACAACGTATTGCTTGGGAACGGCACTTCAGCGTTTCAAGTGGTTGCCCCCGGAACGAACGGCAACGTGCTAACGTCTAACGGTACTACTTGGCAAAGCACTACACCAGCGGCTGGTGTGTCGTTGTCTGCAAACAATACATGGACGGGAACGCAGACGTTTAGCGGTTCATCAAGTATTTTTGGATCATCGTTTTTAGATTCAAACGAAACAGTCAACGTAGTAGCCGCCGCACCTTCGTCAACAACTAACTTTTACGTTCAGTCCGGTTCTGTTCAATACTACACAAGCAATGCCGCTAACAACTGGACGCTAAACATTGCGTTTAGTAGCGGCACAAGCATGAATTCGGCGCTCGCTGTAGGGCAATCTGTGACGTTTGCCTTGGTGACAACGCAAGGCTCTACCGCCTATTACAATAGTGCGGTAACGATTGACGGAACGTCTGTGACGCCAAAGTGGATTGGTGGTGCGCCAACCGCTGGAAATGCGTCTGGATTAGATGTGTATCGTTTTGCAGTTATTAAAACCGCAAGCGCAACGTACACCGTTTTGGCTTCCCTAACTCAGTACAAATAAAATGCCATTACAACAAAGATCTGGGAACAACACGTTTGACGCTTATGGAGGCGGGGCGGCGGCTGCCCCAGTTTACATTGAGGATGTGTTTAGTACATATCTTTACACCGGCACTGGCAATGGGTCAGGGACAACAGGAACAGTTGCAACCATTACAAATAATGTAGATTTATCTACGAAAGGCGGTTTGGTTTGGATAAAAAACAGAGGTAGGGCGACTGACCACGGGCTATATGACACTGCTAGGGGCGCATTGAATGGATTGCAATCAAACTTAACTTCAGCCCAAAGCGCGTTTATAAATACATTAACTGGATTTACGACCAGCGGATTTTCGTTAGGTAACGACGGCTCGAACACGGTCAATTTAAGTGGCGATAGATACGTTTCATGGACATTCCGCAAGCAACCAAAGTTCTTTGATATTGTAACTTATACCGGTAACGGATCGGGAAGAACAATTGCTCACAATCTTGGGTCCGTTCCTGGTTGCATAATTATTAAAAGAACAAGCACTGGTGGGTCGGCATGGTATGTTTATCACCAATCATTAGGCGCAACCAAACTTATAGTATTAAATTCAACAAACCCCGCTTTTAATGATACGGCATGGCTTAATACAGCCCCTACTAGCACAGTATTTACAATAAGTGACGACCCCGGTATAAATAGTTCCGGGCAATCATTTGTTGCTTATTTGTTCGCTTCAAATAGTGGCGGGTTTGGGCTGACTGGCACAGACAATGTGATTTCGTGTGGGTCGTTTACTACTGACGGTAGCGGCAACGCAACTGTAAATTTAGGTTACGAACCGCAATGGGTTTTATATCGCCTTTCAAGTGCAGGCGATGACTGGTGGATGAGTGATGTACTGCGCGGCATGAGCATGACGCAAAGCAATCAGTTGTTTGCTGATAGAACTGATGCAGAAGGAAACACTTATCCTTCAGGCGTAACGCCAACATCAACTGGATTTACATATTCTATTGGACTTTCCGGGTACACAGGCATCTACATAGCAATTCGCCGTGGGCCAATGAAGGTGCCTACAGTTGGGACGAGTGTGTTTACGCCCGTGACGTATACAGGCACAAACGCAGTTAGAGTATCTACTGCGGCTGGCTTTCCTATTGATTCAATTCTAACGTACTCGCGTAGCGGCGGATATGGCGGTTCATTTTTTGACCGTCTTCGCGGACCCACAAAGGTTTTAGAAACTTTTGGTTTGTCTCCTGAACAAACTGGGACAAACTCGTTAACTGATTTTGCATCTATGACTGGTTATACAGCAGGTGCAGACACAACCACTGCTGAAATAAATTACAGTGGTACTTATGTTAATTGGAACTTCCGACGCGTCCCCGGTTTCTTTGATGAGGTTTGTTATACGGGAACTGGAGCCGTAAATCTTGGTTTTTCATTTAATCATAATTTAACAGTAACTCCAGAATTAAGTTTTATTAGAGCGCGTAGCTCAACTAGTGGGTGGTTTACTTGGTGTGCAGTTGGGTATCCCGGCGGTGGCGATGCGAGTCGGTGGAGTTTAAATACAGATTCGCCAACTACTCAAACTGGGTATTCTAGTTATTACACTCCGACGCTTGTTTATCCATATAGAACATTGGACGAATCCGGAAATCCACCTAATGTTAACGGTACCACCTATATTGCATATTTATTTGCATCTTGCCCCGGCGTTTCCAAAGTAGGCTCATATACAGGCACAGGCGCAACACAGACCATCAATTGCGGGTTTACTGGTGGCGCTCGTTTTGTTCTTATCAAACGCACCGACACAAATGGTAGTTGGTACGTTTGGGACACGGCGCGTGGAATGGTTTCTGGAACTGACCCAGTGTTAAGGTTGAATCTACAGAATGCTGAATTTAATGCAGACTACGTATATACAACAGGTGTTGGTTTTCAAATTGTTACCACTGCCGCAGGTATCAACGAAAGCGGTGGGACCTACATCTTCTTAGCAGTTGCTTAAGGAATCATAATGGAAATCAGAGTTAGAGAAACTGGCGCGGTGATGTACGAGAGCGAACTTCGTTCTTATCTGCAAGCCAACAATGGTCCATCCTACGACCTATTGACTCCTGAAGTTATGGAAGCAGTGGGGGTTGACCCAGTGTTGGAAGGTCCACAGGCTTCAGGTGGAACGGTCTATCAGTACAGCCAGCGTATCGGTGTAGAGCAGATTGACGGCAAGTGGTACACCAAGTACATCCTTGGGCCGGTGTTTGTTGACACGCCAGAAAAGACCGCCGCAGAGCAAGAGGCTGAGTACAAGGCCATGAAAGATGCGGAGCAAGCAAAAGCCGTTCGCCAAAGCCGTGACGACAAGCTAAAGGAATGCGACTGGCGCGTCATCAAGGCGTTGGAAAGCAACATACCGCAGGACTTCCAGTGGGCGTCTTATCGTCAAGCGTTGCGTGACGTACCTACACAGGCTGGATTCCCTTGGACAGTAACATGGCCTGATGCGCCATAAGGAACAATCATGGCTGAGAAATGGATTCAGAAGGTTCTTAACCCAAAAACAAAGGGTTCGCTTCGTTCTGAACTTGGGGCCAAACCCGGCAAGCCAATCCCAGAGAAAAAGTTAGCCAAGGCAGCAAAGGCTCCTGGCAAACTAGGGCAGCGTGCGCGACTAGCGGAAACGCTCAAAGGTTTGAAAAAATGACTGAGAAGCTGGAAACCAAATCTCAACTCCAGATCGTGATCCTTGAAGAGCGCATGAGGAAATAGATGCCTTCCTGCGCCGTGTGCCTTGGTCAGTTTTCCAAGGATGATTTAATAATTCACGGTCGCAAGGATTATTTCCTGTGTAGTGCATGTAAGGCGGATGTGAACCGCCTTTCGCGTTTTGGGCTGTCCCCTACGGATTTTGAGCTCCTTTTGAAGCTTCAAGGGTATAATTGCGCTGTTTGTCAACAACCCCTAAAGCTTAAGCAGTATAAGTTTGCGGTGGATCATTGCCATGATTCGGACGATGTCCGGGGGGTGTTGTGCAAGCGGTGCAACACGGCGCTTGGTATTTTTGACGATGATCCGGATCTGATGTTGCGGGCCGCAGAATACTTGAACAATCCTCCGGCGTTGGGGGTTGTCAAACGGCATGATGGTCGAAAGAAGGTCACGTTTCTTCGAGACGAGTACACCAGGAGGCATGGAAATGGAGATAGTTGAGCTGTTTCTAAAAGCGTGGCCCGTGCTGCTTGGTATTGTGACCTTGATTGTTGTGCTGTCGAAGTTGGATTTGCGGGTAGCGGTGTTGGAAGAGAAAGTGAAGTCTGCGTTTGAGATCATCAACAAGATGAGGGATAAAAATGGCTAATTTTGAGCCAGCGTTTGAAAAAGTTATTGCGGACGAAGGTGGTTATCAATTGACCGACATTCCGGGCGACCGGGGAGGACAAACGTATGCAGGAATCGCAAGAAATCCAAACCCCCAATGGGCAGGATGGCACTTCATTGATCGCAAAGAGTTTGGGTTGGCTACGCCGCTGGTTCGTGAGTTTTACAAAACTAATTTCTGGGATCGCATCAGAGGTGACGAGCTTACAAACCAAGCTATTGCGGAGACCATCTACAACTTTGGTGTCAACGCCGGTATCGGAGTTGCCATCAAGCTCGCCCAACTCATTGTCGGAGTCACTCCCGACGGCGCAATCGGACCAAAAACCGTTGAACGGTTGAACCTATGTACTGCAGAAAAGTTTGTGCCAGCTTATGCGTTAGCCAAGATTCAGCGGTACGTGAATATCTGCATGAAAGATCGTTCGCAGTCTAAATTTTTGCTGGGCTGGATTCGGCGCGCTCTTGAAGGACTCAAATAATGGACTTGATCGGCATCGGTTCAATCATCGAAGGCGTTGGCAAGGTTGCGGACTCGCTCATCACAACGGATAAAGAACGCCTTCAGATGGCGTTGGAAGAGCGCAAACTGGATTTGGAAGAAAAAAAGATTGACCAACAAACCGATCTTGCGCAGATCGAAGTCAATAAGATTGAAGCCGGTTCATCTAGCGTATTTGTCAGTGGTTGGCGTCCTGCTGTGGGTTGGGTTGGGGTTGCAGGTTTGGGTTACCAATTTCTGGGCTACCCACTGATGCAATGGTGTTGGGCGGTGGGGCAAGGAATGGATATAATCCCTAAAGGGTTACAGCCTCCGCTTGATTTGCAGACTGAACAATTGATGGTTCTTCTGTCTGGCTTGCTTGGTTTTGGTGGTATGCGGTCTTTTGAGAAGCATAAGGGTGTAGCGAGCAAGTAATGCTGCAGAAGATCATCTTTAAGCCTGGCGTTAATCGCGAAAACACTCGTTATACCAACGAAGGGGGTTGGTACGAGTCGGACAAAGTCCGGTTTCGTCAAGGCACGCCGGAAAAGATTGGGGGATGGACCCCGTTTTCTTCTCAGACCTTTCTCGGCACTTGCCGATCTCTGTGGAACTGGGTGACCCTGGGTGCCCAGAACCTGATTGGAGTGGGCACAAATCTCAAGTTTTACATACAAAACGGTGGCTATTACTACGATATAACGCCCATCCGAAAGACAAGCACACTCAGTAACCCCTTTACAACTAACACGGCTACAAATACGGCAACGACAACTATTGTCACGGTGTCGGATAGCTCGCACGGAGCAATAAACGGGGACTTTGTCACTTTTTATGGTGGGTCTGCGGTTGGTGGGGTAACAATCAGCGGCGAGTACGAACTAACGTATATCAACGCAAATTCATATTCGATTGAAGTAACAGGCACTGCATCGTCCTCAACTACGGGTGGCGGAACGGTCTACGCTACCTATCAGATCAATACAGGTCCAGCTTACGCGGTTCCACTTAGCGGATGGAGTTCAGGTACTTGGAGCTCTGGAACCTGGGGAAATTCCTCGCAGTCTACTGATGCCATTCGAATTTGGAATCAGATGAACTATGGCCAGGACCTCGTGTTTGGGCCACAAGGCGGTCCTCTTTACTATTGGAGCGCGAGCATTGGCTATCGTCCTTCTTCGGTTGGCATCAGCAATGCTTCTCCTGCTGTCGTTACCAGCACAGTAACTATTCCTGATGGCTATCCAATCACTTTTACAACAACGGGCGCACTGCCTACACCGTTAGTTCCGGGTCAGACGTATTACGCCAGGGGAAGTGGTGGAACGTCTTTCAATTTGTCTTCGACACCAACTGGCGCGCTGATTAATACCAGTTCCTCGGGCAGTGGGACTCAATCCATTTCGCCGCGAGGAATGCTGGTCTCCTCCTTGCCAGGTGCTAACTCAGTTCCGCTATACCAGAACTACATGACCATTTCCGACGTCAGTCGGTTTGTGATTCTGTTTGGTACCAATGATTATGGCAGCACCACGTTGGACCCCATGGTTATTCGCTGGTCGGACCAGGATTCTGTGACCGAGTGGCAGCCAACGGCGACAACGCAGGCTGGAAGTGTGCGCTTGTCCCATGGCTCACGGATTGTGAGCACGGTGCAAACTCGACAGGAAATTGTTGTCTTTACCGACTCTTCGGTTTACTCCTTGCAATTTTTAGGGGCCCCTTATGTTTGGGGAACTCAATTGTTGGGAGACAACATTTCAATCATGGGACCAAATGCGTCTGTGATTGCCTCTGGCGTTATCTACTGGATGGGAACGGACAAGTTTTATCTCTACAACGGTCAGGTTCAAACGCTTAATTGCGATTTGCGCAAATATGTGTTTAACGACATTAATTTGTCGCAGTCAGAGCAGTTTTTTACGGGGACAAACGAAGGATTTAACGAAGTCTGGTGGTTCTATTGCTCAGCCAATAGCGAAACAATTGACAAGTATGTGGTCTACAATTATCTCGAAAACGTATGGTATTACGGGGCCATGGCCCGTACTGCGTGGCTCGATAGTGGTCTACAAGCAACCCCAATTGCGGCTTCGTATGGGAAACGGCTCTTGAGCCATGAATCAGGGGTCGATGACAACGTCGACGGAAATCCATTGCCAATGGACGCATTTATTTCGTCGGCTGAATTTGACATTGGCGATGGTGACAGTGTGGGCTTTGTTTGGCGCATGTTGCCGGATATTTCGTTCCAGGGTTCAAGTTCCACGGCCCCCGCGTCTCCGCAGGTAGAGATTACGCTTTATCCGATGCAGAACTCAGGCTCTGGAACGCAGGATTCGTCTACTCAATCGGTGATTTCTGGGTCAACTTACGTGGTCCCTGAGACATTTACCGGGCAGATTTACACCCGTGTCCGTGGGCGGCAGTTGATATTCAAGGTGCGGTCGAACACGTTGGGAACCGCTTGGCAGTTGGGTGCTCCTCGTATTGACATCCGTCCGGATGGATTACGATGACTCTGGTTGTCACGTCGGAATTTGACTTAAACAGGGTAACTCCGCCCAACCTGCCTAGTGCGCCAAAGCTGTATGACGCACGCTTCCAGGAGCAGTTTAATAACGTATTGCGGCTGTACTTCAATCAGCTGAACAACATTTTGGGGCAGCTTGTGGCAAGTACTCCTTCGTTGCCGATTACCTTTCCAGCAACCTCTTTGGATGCGTTTGGGCGATTGCAAGTAGCTGCTCCCTACACATTGTTTGATAGTCAAAGCCGGTATGCGGCGGACAATCAGTTTGACACGTCCACTACTGGCACAGGGTCGACGACGTTCAATACCAATCAATCCAGTGTTAGCATGAGCGTGACGGGAGGTGGGGTTGGTTCGGTTGTTCGTCAGACCTTTCGGTCCTTCTCATATCAGCCAGGCAAGGGGTTGTTGGTGCTTGCTACATTTCAAATGGATAGCAGCAATAGTGCCAACTTGAGCCAAAAGGTTGGCTACTTTAACGCTCAAAACGGCGTTTTCTTTTCAAAAGTTGACGGCACCAATGCATTCACTTTGCGGTCTTACACTGGTGGTTCAGTGGACGACAGTCGATCAGTCGCACAGGCAGACTGGAATGGGGACAAGCTAGACGGAACCGGGGCGTCAGGATTAACGCTTGACCTTACTCACCCGCAAATTCTGTGGATGGACTTTGAGTGGTTGGGCGTTGGTTCTGTGCGGTGTGGTTTTATTATTAACGGGCAGTATATTGTCTGCCACACGTTTAATACCGCGAACGTGTATGGGACTACCGTTTACATGACTACGGCCATTTTGCCTATACGCTATGAAATCACTTCAACGTCTGCTGTAGCAGCAACTTTGACTCAAATTTGTTCTTCCGTCATTTCAGAAGGTGGGTATGAAGCAACTTCGGTTGAGCATTCCGCTTCCATGACAAATCTTACTGCTTCTTCTTATTTAACAACTTCCTATAAACCATTAATCTCTATACGACTAGCTTCTGGAAGAACTGGGGCAGTGGTATTGCCAACTACACTTAATTTTTTACCGTCCACCGCAGACAATTTTCAAATTGCACTTGTAAAAAACGCAACTCTTTCTTCCCCATCATGGTCTGCGGTAACATCAGATTCAAATGTTGAACAGGATATCAGCTCTACTTCGTATACCGGCGGAACATTAGTTTATGCTGAGTTTGCTACTGGCAAAACGGGGCGAAGTATTTTATCGGTTGGCGCAGGGTACAACTGGGACATGCAATTAGGTGCATCTATTGCCGGTGTTAGCGATACTTTAACTTTGGTAGCAAGAACTGTGACAACAGGTGGTGCAACTACAGGCGGAGGTATTGGCGCCATATCCTTCTACGACTTAACTCAGTAAAATCATGGCTAAACCCGGACTTTATGCAAATATCAACGCCAAAAAAGCACGTATCGCAGCTGGCTCTGGCGAAAAAATGAGAAAACCTGGTGCTCCTGGAGCACCTACGGCCAACGCTTTCAAGCAATCGGCCAAAACGGCGAAGAAGAAATGAAGAAGATCGTCTCTTTGTCCGTGGGCCGTGGAGAAAAACTCTCGGTAAAAGAGGGGGCGGGGCTTACAGCAAAAGGCAGAGCGAAGTACAATGCCGCTACAGGCAGCCACTTAAAAGCTCCTGCCCCTAGTCCTAAGACTGCAGCGGACAAAGGCCGGAAAGCAAGCTTTTGCGCCCGCATGGAGGGCGTAGTTAAACACGCGAAGGGCGATGCTGAACGCGCCAAAGCGTCATTAAAACGGTGGAAATGCTGATGAATCCTGAACTCGAAGCTCAAGGGATTGGTTCCCTGCCCAAGGCCCCAGCCAAATTGCCTCGTATTCCCAGCGGGGAATTATATGACGCAACGCTAGAAGCAGTGGGGCAGATGGCCCCTGAAGCCGTGAACGAGTATCGCGGTGCCATGCGCACGGCAATGTCGGATGTCGAGATTTCGCCGCAAATGGTTGACATCTTGATTGCGATGTTTGAGTACCTAATCGATCACAAAGACGAGTACGAGCAAATCGTGTCTACGTTGGTACAAAATGGAATTGTTCCTCCGTCCATGCTTCCGGACCAGTTTGACCAGACGTACATTGGCACACGGCTCGCGGCCCTACATGAGCTAAAGAAGGATACTGCAGAGCGGTCAATGCCAATGGAAGGCATGCCCATGGCCCAAGGAGGCCTAGCAGATGTCACTCGGTATTTGCAATCGCAAGGTCGCAATGGCGACACAATGCTGGCGCATATCACGCCAGAAGAAGCGCAGCTTTTGAAGGCTTTTGGCGGTTCGGGCTCAATCAATCCGGACACAGGATTGCATGAGTTTTTTAATCCGTTAAAAGAAATCCGAAACGCGGTCAGTAGCGTTTCAAATGCGCTTGCCAAAGTTGACGATGGTCTGCATAAAGTAGTTGCAAGCCCTATCGGTAGGTTAGTCGCCACAATTGGTCTCACCATGATTGGTGTTCCGCCTTGGCTGGCCAGTGCCGGATTGACCGCGTATTCAGGTGGAAACTTGAAAGACGTGCTGATCTCCGGTGCTATGGGCTATTTGGGTAGCGGCGGCACGGTCATGGGCGTAAGCCCGCTTGGAGAAATTGCCAAGTTTATGCCAGGGACCGCTGGTTCATTGCTCAATAGCGGGTTGGCGTCTGGCACGTTGGGCATGGGCGTCGGGCTTTTGCGTGGGCAAAGCCTTGGTGAAGCCTTGAAGTCTGGTGCTATGGCTGGGGTAACGACCGCTGGGTTGCAAGGAATGGGGCTTTCGGCCCCTAATCCAAACGCTTCGCCTTCTCAGTATCAGACATTTACTACACCCGATACCGGCGGAAATAACGCTCCTCAATATATCAACGGCGAGCTGTCTCCAATCTCTGGCACTAGTGGCATTGGGGGAATTCCGTCGGCTGAACAGCTTGGGCAAAGTTTAGACACCAAAGTAAATGCTGAGCAACTTGGAAAGGACTTTGGCTTACACCCTTCCGTTGTTAAATCTTACGAGGCTGTTCAAAATGTGCCTGCTCCTCAAGGAGAAGGCCTGCCAAATGCTCCTGCTCAAACAACCTCTGTTTCACCGTCCCCATACACTACCAATCTTCCGCCTGCAGGTAGCGGGACCGTGGGCGGATTTACCATGGGGGACAACGAGGGGTTAAACCCAGCAACCGCTGGAGCAAAAGCAGGATCTACCGAAAGCTCGTTAATTAGCCGGGCCCAGGACTTCTATAACAAGCCTTCGTTTGACAGTTTTGGCAAGATCTTCACCGATCCAAATGCCACAACGATGCTTGGAAAATATGGTCCTGGTGCGGCGGCTGTATTGGGTGCAACGGCACTGGCAGGTGGGTTTAAATCTAAACCCTCAGAAAAAAACCCTGCTTTTAATTCCCAATACACTGGGTCAAATTACATAAAAGATAACCCGCAATTGTTTAGTGGCAATCTGAGATCAGGCCAGTTTTCAAATACGCAACCAATTGCCGTCCCAACAAACAACTTTCAAATGGGCATTCCGATGCCCCAAGTAAATGCTCCGATGTTGCCAACGTATTCCCCTGGGCCATTAACTAATATGCCTGGCGGAGTGCCGCAGCCGTATAATCGCCCTTATGCAACAGGTGGAGATGTAAACCATTTCCCTCGCAAAATTGGACAGATTGACGGTCCTGGAACCGAGACGTCCGATTCAATTCCGGCCATGTTGTCGGACGGGGAGTTTGTATTTACGGCTAAAGCGGTTCGTAATGCAGGTGGTGGCAGTCGTCGCAAGGGTGCTGCCAAGATGTACAAGCTAATGAAGTCGTTAGAAAACGGCCCTCTTGGGAGCAACTAAATGGCCGATGTAACCACTAGTCAACAAATTGTCCGGGAAGCCCCGGAAGTTGAAGCCTATAAACTAGATCTTTTAAAAAACGCAAGGAATCTTGCGTTTAATCTGGATCAAAATGGCAATCCGTTACCAGCAAATCAGTCTTTTGCTGCAACTTTGCCTGGGTATCAAGTAGCCGGGTTTTCGCCGTCGCAACAAGCGGCGTTAAATGCTGCCCAACAGACAGGAATTGGGGCATTTGGGGACTATCTTAATTCAGCAAATGCTGCATTAAATGCCGGTTATCAGACTACGGCTGAAGCAGCAGACGTTCTGAGGGGTGCGGACACCCGAGGTCAATTCTACAACCCACAGCAAGATATCAATTCTGGTATCAACGCGCTTGCAGGTATGCAAAACCTGGCGGCGCAATCCTCGCAGGCCAATCTTACGCCTGCAACTGCCGCTATTTCACAAGGTCTTGGCGGGCTTGGTGAAGCGCAGGGTCTGACTCTGCAATCACGGGCCGCGGACCTGCAGCCGTCAACCGCATTGCTTTCTGCTGCAGCGCAACAAACCCAAAACATGGGCCAACCCAATTATGGGACTGCGCAGGGGTTAATTGGTGGTGGAATTTCTCAGGGCAAAGCAGGGCTGACTACTGCGTCTGGATTGATTGGTGGTGGGTTAGAGCAAGGGCGTGCTGGATTAGGTGTTGGGCTTGGCGCATTGGCCAATTCGACGCAGTTTTATAATCCCCAGCTTGCTGGGAACTTCATGAATCCCTATCAGCAGCAGGTCATTGATCGGACCATGCTGGAGATGGACCGGCAGGGCAAAATCGCGCAACAAAATGCGTCGGCAAATGCGGTTAGAGCGGGAGCGTTTGGCGGAACTCGTGAGGGCGTTCAGAGAGCGGAAATGGAACGCAATCTGATGGACCAAAAAGCCAATACGATTGCTAATTTGCTTAACCAAGGCTATACCCAATCTCAAGCGCAAGCGCAGCAAGCATTTGAGCAGCAACAACAACGTGGGTTGCAAGCTGGAACTGGGATTGGTGCGTTGACCAATCAGCAAGCCCAACTTGGATTGCAGGCTGGTCAGACTATTGGAGCTCTTGCAAACCAACAAGGTCAGCTTGGGTTGCAGGGGGGACAAGCGGTTGGTGGAATGGAGGCACAAGGAGCACAATTGGGTTTGCAGGGCGCAAGTCAACTTGCCAATATTGGTCAGACATATGGCCAACAAGCAATCCAACAAGCGCAACTTGGGCAGGGTGCTGCAGCGCAATATGGCAATTTGGCGAGCCAGCAGATTGGTGCTGGCCAGGGCCTTGGTCAGTTAGGCGTGCAGCAGGCTCAATTGGGTCAAAGCGCGGCGGGTATTTATGGAAATGCCGCTGGTTTGTACGGCAATTTGGCGGGTCAAGAAGGTACGTTGGCGGCGCAGCAGTTTGGCATTGGTCAACAAATGGCTTCTGGTTTGGGCGCGTTAGGCGCACAGGCGGGTCAGTTTGGTATAAATCAGGCTGCATTGGGCCAAACGGCACAGGGCATGAACCAAAACGACATCAACTTCTTGTACAACACGGGTCAATCCCAACAGGCTTTGAATCAACAAATGTTGGATGCGCAGCGTGCGACTCAGTTGCAACAAGCTTATGCACCGTACCAGGCTGCCGGATTCTTGTCCGACATCTACCGTGGCGCACCGTCCACGCAGATGTCAACCGCGGTTGCAAGTCAGCCCACCGCAAGCCCGTTCCAACAGGCTGTGGGCATCGGATTGGGCGCATTATCAACTGCGGCGGGCGCTAAAAAAGCGAACCTTTTCTAAGGATCGAAGGAAATGCAAAAGGGTAAAGCGGATTTTGAAGACGTCGGCATCATGGCCGGTTTTAAGGACATGATGAATGCACCTGACGACGAGGAGGCGCCGGACGAGCGCGACTCCTATGAAGAAGACAACCGCGATGAAATGGTTGCGGAGCGTCGACCCGACTCGCCTGAAATCATGATGAATCACCTTCGAGGCGATATGAGATCACTCGACGCTCGTCGGGAAGAGCTCGCTGACATGGTGGGCTATAAAGCTGCTAAAGAGACGCCGGATTCTGTGCTTGCAATGTTGCAGCCCTTGCTTGCTAAACAACAGGGTCTTGGTACGTTGCCCATGGCTCAAGGACCACAGGCACCAATGCCACCTGCTATGCCTCCTGGGATGGGTATTCCTCCGATGGGGCCGCAAGGTGGCCCTCCTCCTGGTCCGCCGCCAGGTGGTCTACCTCCGCCGCCCGTGCCTCCCGGACCGGGAAGTCAGCCTCCGATGCCTATGAAGATGGCGCATGGTGGATACGTTCAGCATTTTGAATTGGGGTCCGGTTCAGCGGGCGTGACTCCAGATGCCGACTCCGCTGATGATAATGAGGATGATGAATCCGGGTCTGGCGGTGGGGGCTTCGGTCTCATGGGAAACGTCAGCGCCATGGGCGGTTTTTCGCCGGCCCAGGTAGAGGCTGCTCGCACCAAGTTTTTTAATATGATGAACAGCAAGCCAATTGCATTACCCGACCTTACCAAGTCGATGGCAAATCGAGAGTCTTTGTACAAGACTTTGTTGGGCCAAGACAAAGGTGCATCTGAGGCACAGTTGCTGTTTTCGTTAGGACAACGTGCTCTGCAATTTGCTGGGAATGTGGATGACCAGGGTCGCCCATTGCGTGGCTCATTTGTCAGTCGTTTGGCCGGTGCAACTCGCACTCTGCCTGCAGAGATGTCCGCTCGGATGTCTGAGATGGACAAGATTGACAGGAACATCAAGTTGGCTGCGTTGCAAGCGGCTGAGAAAGAGGTCGAAAGCACGAAGGGTCATAACGATAAGTTGTTCCGAGACCAGGTTGCTGCATATAAAGAAATTCTTAGAGGCGCGGGAGCCACGGAGCGTGCCAACATTGCGGCCAATGCAAGCTTGTCGCGTGCCGATAAAGCCGCCGCGGCAAGAATTAGAGCAGAGGAAATTAAAGCAGCGGCAAAAAAAGCCGAAAATCCGTTTGGCGTGGGTAACGCAGAGCTTAACCATTTTGTGTTGATTTCTCCAAAAATACTTGACAAAACTGCTACCCCTGAAGAGCAGCGCATTTTTGCATCTGCTGTTGTTAATTACACGCAAGAGAAGCAAGAAGGGTACGACGATCCAGTTACCGGCAAACGGATAGTTCGTACATTTAAGCCTAAATTGCCGGGCTACGTTGAACGGGCAATTGTCAATTCGCCGGAGATTCAAAAAGAGATTGGTAATCAAATTAGGGCGACTGCCGTTGCAGGTGGTGGTAATAAACCTGGGTCACCTGGCACGGCCCAAGGACCACGGGCTTCTGGTTCCGTTCCAACAGTGCTACAGCCGCAAGGTCAAGAAAATGTTGTTGAATCGGATACGGGTTTGCCGCAAATGCCGCCTAGAGTTGGCACGTCAGCAACCATCTACGACCTTGCGCCCCAGATTACTGGTCCATTAGCTAGAAGCGTTGTGGGCGTGGGAGCTAAGATTCCTGGGATTGGCGGCAAAATCAAGCCAGAAGTACAGCAGGGTGTGAATTACTTCAATACGACAATGGAAAGCCTTTTCCCATTGTTAGATAACAATCCTCGCTACAACTCCAAGTTTGAACGTGAAAGGGTTGAGAAGGCTATTGACTTGAAATCAGAAGTGTTTGATTCTGGCAAGGCCATGCAAAACCGGATTATCGGTGTGGATAAGTTTTTGGCGGATGAACTAGCTAAAGACCGGGCGATTGCCAACGATCCAAATACGTCGGTTGATATGCGAAAGCAGTCTTTAAGTTATATTGCTAATGTTCAGGCCTTCCGCCAACGTCTTGTCCCGCAACGAATTATTGAACGGCATGATGCGCCAAGGGTCTACAGCATGGATGAAGTAAACCGGCTGCCAATGGGATCGCTGTTCTATTGGAACGGAACAGACCTTCGTAAGAAAGAAATGCCCAGCAACGCAGGAGCCCAATAATGCCTCCACCCAGCGCAGCGGAACAGCTTCGTCAGCTTGATGAGATGTCGTCTCCTTATCAGGAGGAGCCTTCGCGCGGTCGTGGAACGGGGGAAGGTTATATTCCTGGAACTCCCGTATACAACGACGAAAGTCCTGGGGCCAGAGATACGACCCTCGAAGAATCCGGCTCAGAGTTTCTGAAAGGCACGGGTCAAGGATTTGTTGCCGCTGCTCCTATGCTTGCGGGTGCAGTTACTGGTGGACGACTTGGCTCTATGGTCGCGCCATTTACAGGTCCGGCAGCACCGTTTATGCCCCCCGCTGGCGCAGTCATTGGAGCGGGATTAGGCGCGTACACTGGGAAGTCGCTGGAAGACCTGTACAACCAAGCATTTCCTATGACCAACAAGGAAGATGCGTCGATTTATAGGCGTGGCGGAGAGGCGTTTGGCGGTGCGATTGCCATGGCCCCCGGCGCATTTATGTTGCCTGTAATGACCGCGAACCGTGTTTCACGGTTCATTTCTGGTATTGGAGAAGCTGCTCGTAAGTACCCAAAAACCTTCTTGCTTGGTGAATTGCATGGCGGTCTTGGGGCCGGCATGGGTGCAATGACCGCGGAATCGATGTACCCCGGAGAAGCGGGTCCGGCATTCGTGGGCGAAGTCGCGGGTGGAGTTCTTTCGCCCAGTCGTTGGTTGACCAATGGAACGGTTAGCGCAATTGATGCCTTGCGCACGATGCGAAGCACGTACAGCCAAGGAGCACGTGAAACACGGGCCGCGGAGTATTTGCAGCGTATCTTGGAAGAGGGTGGCGAAGACATTCCGAAACTAGTTGCTCGTCTTCGAGCGAACATTGTTGATGCCAAGGGCAAGCCAATTACGCCAACTGCTGCTCAAAAAACAGGCAGCTTGCCGTTGACCATGCTTGAGCGCATGTTAGCTAAAAAGATGCCTGAGTATGCCGGCGAAAACCTTGAACAAGGTCGCCAGGCATTGGAGGCATACAGCCTCCTGGTGCGGAACATGAAAAACATTGGTACGCCAGAGGCATTGCAAACTGCCGCGGCCTTAGAAAAGCAGGGCTTTGAGGCATTGTTGGACGGGCGTCTTGCGGCAGCGGACGCGGCCTCTGCTGCACGGATCAAGAACATTAGCAAAGATACACCAGCAGCGCGTCAGGCAATTGGCCAGATTGTCAAGGACAACACCGAAGGCGCATTGCGCGATTCGCGGGACTATGAAAAGCTGCTTTGGGAAGATGCCGTTAAAAGGCTGGCAATGGGTGGCGAAACAGAAGCCGCTAAAAACCTTCAGTTTTTAAAATCAGAGTTTGTTAAAAGAACACGATCTGACGGTAAAGTTTATTACGAGCACAAGACTGCAAGAATTCCGGGCAATCCAAACATAGGGGTGCCTGAACAACCAGTAGTCATGTTTGAAAATTGGTTTGAAAAAGTTAAGGACCCAAGAACTGGGAAAATGGTTCTTGGAATGAGCCCCTTTAGAAGAAAAACCACTCTTGAGGAAATGGGCGAAGCCTATATGGCGGGAGTTCCTAAGATTCGGCCTAACCAGACGCTTAATACATATCTTGACTTAGTATCTACAACTACGCCTGAGCTATTAAACGATCTTGTACCGACTAGTATTCAAAAGTTAATGACCAGGCTTGGGGCCAACGACGCCACGACCAGTATTTATAAGAACTACAAGCGGACGGGAAGAATGGAATCAGGGGTTCCAGGCCCTGGAAAAGGGTTTGATGCTGATCCAATTCCTGTTTATGACCTAATTGACATGCGCAGCAACATGCTGCGAATAGCAAGAGAATATGGTGGCAAAGGCGAAGTAAATAACGCCCGTATTTACGGGGAACTGGCTGAATCTTTGCTAGATGACATTGCTGGTGCGGGACAAAAAGCAGCTAATCCAGAAGCAGTAGACGCTTTTAATGCAGCGCGACAGTTCTCACGCTCATTAAACGACGTTTTTACACGCACTTTTGCTGGTCAGGCAACAAAAACTGCTCCCGGAGCAGTGACCAAAACAGGCGCAGAAAAGCTGCCGCCGGAACTTTTAGTTACTCGTGCATTTGGGTCAAATTCGGACGTCACGGCTCTTCGAATGGAAGAGCTGATGGATGCTTCTAAGCTGATCAAAACGACATACGATGATGTCGTTAATCGATTTGGTCGGGATAGCCCACAAGCCAAACAGTTAGAGCCGTTTTATAAGTCTAATAAAGACCGTCCTGGCGGCATTACGGATGCTTTGACGCGCGTCATGCGACTGGCCGCCGCAGATTCTATTGACCAGACGACTGGCCGTTTGAACGTCGAAAAGCTCAACAAATTTGTATTGGCCAATAAACCCATTTTGGACAAGTTTAATATAACGCCTGATTTGAACAATGCAGTTATTTCTGAAAACCTATTTCGTGCGGTAACAAATGAAAACAGTAAGCTGATGCAAGAAGCCGCTTCTCAAGCGGCGTGGGCGCAAGTGCTGAAGTACGAAGGCAACCCTGCTCGTGCTCTGGCGGATGTCCTTGCCAGCAAAACGCCAATTAAGGGCGTGCAAAACATGGCCAAACTTGCAATGCAAGGTGGACCAGAAGCGGTAAAGGGCCTTAAATCGACGATGTACGATTACGCTTTTGAAAAAGCGGGAGGCGTGGATAACTTCAGCCCAACCAAGTTCTATAACATCATGTTTGACGAGATTACGCCTAATGGCCCTTCTCTAGTCAACATCATGCGCACGCAAGGGTTGATGACCGCGCAAGAAGGCAATAACTTTAAGCGTTTAATCTACCCTATGCAGCGCATCGAGAAGTCGATGATGAGCAAGCAAATGCTTTCGGATGACGCAGAGAACCTGCAAGACATGGCTGTGACGCTTGGGCTGCGAATCATGGGTTCTGGCATAGGCCGAGGCATCCAGCAAATGACTCCTGGTGGCGGGGGCGGCGCATCTATGGTTGCTGCGTCTGCGGGTTCAAAGTACTTGCGAGACATGGTGCAGAAAATGCCCAAGGTCTTTATTAAGCAGATCATTCAAGAAGCTTCTCAGGACCCCGAGCTGATGGCTCGATTGCTCACGCAGCCTAAGACCCAAGTCGAACGGTTCCGCATGGCTCGCAGCTTGCATTCGTACCTTGCCGCTGCCGGTTTGAACTTCGCAACTTTTGACGAAAAAGAGCCCCAGGAACCACGGCCCACGGGCCCAGGTGCAGGTCAGATGCTCCGTGCCTTGCCTCCTGCCCCGCCGACTACGGGTCTGCCCAATCTATTTGGCAAGCCCCCTGGTCCGAGCACTCCTCCGGCTCCCAAGCCGGGAGGAACTCCTGCGCCGCAAAGTCGGTCAGAGTTCCAGTCGCTCTTCCCGTTTGACTCAATCAGCCCGATGTTGGCTGCCCGCCAACAGCAGCCGCAACCGGGTTAGATCAACCACTGCTTAATATCTTCGCCCAAGACCTGGGTAGAGATATTGATCTTGTCGCGCAGGGCCTTGACGATTTTTTCGTCAACGGTTCCTGGCGCGATCAGGTCGATGTAGGTCACATTCTTGGTCTGCCCAATTCGGTGCGCCCGATCTTCTGACTGCAGCCTGACCTCCAGGTCAAACGAGTTGCTGTAATACACCATTACGTTGGCTGCCGTAAGAGTCAAGCCGTAGCCACCCGTCTTCGGGTTTCCGACAAAAAAGCGTAAGGTGTCGTTAAGATCTTGGAACCGGCTGACAATCTGTTGTCTTTCGTCGCTATCTGTGTCGCCAAAGTAAGCCGCCACGGTGTTCATCCCATACTCAGCCTGCAGAGCATTTTTGATAGCGAAAATGTCGTGACGATAGTTGGCCCAAATAATCATCTTGCCGTCGCATTCCGACACAACTTGCATCAGCTCATCCAACCGTTTGTTGGGCAGATCAAGCGTTTCGCCCGTGTCAAGTTTGATATGGCCGCACACAATTTGATGCATCCGCATTAACTGGGTGAGCGCGTTGACCGTGGTCATTAGTCCGCGGTCAAACTCTGCCATGGCCATAAGCTTCATTTCCGTGTAGGCCTTTTCTTGCTCTTTCGTGAGTTCTACCTCTCGACGGACGTATAGTTTGGCTGGAAGATCTAAACACTCATCTTTGGTCACCCGGAAACTGAACCTGTCGAGCTTTTCCTTAAGCTCATCAAGCTTGCGATAGCCAACGATCTGCTTGAAGCTGTGGGCTCCAACTGCCCTGTCAACAAGGACCGCGTACCGCGCCTGAAACGTGTAGTAGCTTGAAGCGTCCAGGCAATCTGGGCTTAAGAACAAGCACTGTGAGTACAGATCCATTGGGCTCTTGGTCACCGGAGAGCCTGTCGCTATTCGTTTATACCGGGCAGTACGCCCAACTTTCTCAGTGTTCTTACTTCGCGCTGAGTTGTGAGTTTTGATCGTGGTGCTCTCGTCGATGATCATCATAGTATCGTGGTACGTGACGAATCGGCTGGCAAACTTCGTGCCTTTGTCGGTGGAAAACGCCTCGATGTTCATGACCAGAATCTTGAGGTCCTCCGTGACCTCGAAGAGTTTGTCCAGGGCCTCTTTTTCGGCCTTGCGTGGCGAGGGGGACCACAGCGCCATGCGGTATTGAGTGTGTTCGGGTACGTGTTTGGGGATCTCGGAGTTATACCAATTTCGGTATACGCCCTTGGGTGCCACGATCAGGACCGCGTTCACCTTACCCTTGTCGTAGAGCATGGCGAAGTTGTTGATTAACATGTAACTTTTGCCAGTTCCCATGTCGGCGAAAAGGGCGCAGACAGAGCGTTCCCAGAATTTCTGAAGGTACGCCTGTTGATGCAGAAAGGGCTTGTTACGGTAGGGATAGGTCGTCAAAAAATCGGTCATTTCTGCCTTTCTTGAAGAAGGAGCTTGCGCCCCGAGAACTGCTAGTGTACAGTGGCTCTTCCAGTCAAGAAAGGAGAATTTTGTGGCTAAGGTGTTTGTAATCCAAGAGACTTTGCAACATAACATTGCAAGTGCTCAGGACTTCGGAACGATTGAGGTGATCCTGCCGCCCAACGCGCAGATTGCATTTTCAACGGTCCCTACGATCAGAAGGATCCAGCGCAAGCTGGAGAAGTTTTGCGACGATGATTGGCTGTTGCTCATTGGTGACCCAAGTGCAATAGGCATCACCTGCGCAATTGCAGCCGCCCGTAACAACGGGCGTTTTAAGTGCCTTAAGTGGGACAAGCGGGAACGCCGCTACATCCCAGTCGAGGTTGATTTGTTTAAGAAAGGAGAGTTAGATGAGTCTCACGACTTTATTTGAGCAGGATGCCGATGCCCTGACGGTCAAGAACGACGACCTGTCAGCGATTTCGGAACTGGCTAAGCTTGCCAAGCTCCACGAGAAAGACATCGAGGACATGGAAGCGATGCTTAAAGAGCGCAAAGATCAGTATCGCAAGCTGACCGAGGAAGTCCTCCCGCAGGCTTTGGCCGAGTTGGGGATGAAATCGTTCAAGATGGCTGACGGATCGTCTATTGACATCAAGCCGTTCTACAGTGCGTCAATCAAGGAAGAGAAGCGGGCAGAAGCCTTTGCCTGGCTACGCGACAACGGATTTGGCGACCTGATAAAGAACAACGTCTCAGTGCGATTTGGACGTAACGAAGACGAGCAGTGCTCTCGGCTGCTGCAGGTTCTGGCTGAACGCGGCTACGTCGCGGAGCAGTCGGAGAAAGTTGAGCCCATGACCCTTAAGGCATGGGTGAAAGAGCGGGTGGAGAAAGGTAGCGAGTTCCCATCCGATTTGTTTGGTGCCTTTATTGGCCAACGCGCTGTTATCAAGTCTTAATTAATCAAGGATCACGGATCATGGCTAAAGCCGAACTAGCGGTTGTGAAGAGCGAGAGTACCGCACTCGCACTCACCTCCATGTTTGAGGAGGATGCCCAGAGCGGGTTTGACGGGATGAACAGGGACGATTTCGCGCTCCCGTTTCTGCGCCTGTTGACCACGACGTCTCCGGAAGTTGCAGATTTGGAAGGTGCCCGTCCAGGCATGTTCTACAACTCGGTATCCGGTGCGTTGTATGACGGCAAACAGGGGTTAAACGTCATCCCATGTGTGTATGTACGTCAATACGTAGAATGGGCACCTCGCGGACAGGGATCGGGCGCACCGATTCACATCTATCCCGCCACGAGCGACATTCTGTCTCGCACGCATCGCGAGCCAGGCGACAATCGGGACTACCTTGACAACGGTAATTACGTGGAAAACACGGCTAATTACTATGTTATGGTTCTGGACGCGGACGGAATTCCTAGCCCAGCGTTGATTGTGATGAAATCGACCCAGCTCAAGAAGTCCCGTAAATGGAACAGCATGATGCAGGCTGTTCAGAAGGTAGGCTCGAATGGCCGGATGTTTCGTCCCGCGATTTATAGCCAGATCTACCGATTGACTTCCGTCCAGGAATCAAACGACAAAGGGAAGTGGTTTGGTTGGGAAGTCGCCCGCGTTGGCGACGTTGAAAGTGCAGATGTTTACGAAGCGGCGAAAGCGTTTGCTCAGTCCATTTCTACTGGAGACGTCAAGATCAAACATGAGGAGGAAGGTTCTCCTCGCGTTGAGGCTGTGGACGACGTGCCGTTTTAATCGCTTGGGGCGGTCAACTGTAAAGCAATGCTTAACAGGGGGTCGCCCCTCTTGCCCGAGAAAGCCAGAATGACGGACATCACTCGATTCAAGTCGATCTTTACCGGCTTGGACATTGCTTACGGAACCTATCAAATCCATGGATCAAAAGACACAGGCAAACAGGCTGGAAAAGCCGTTGTCATCCGCAAACCACCCGTCGACGACCTCTGGGTCAAGCACCTCGAAGGCGTCGAACCCTCACTCGGAATCATCCCGATCCGGGCAGATAACTCGTGCATCTGGGGATGTATTGACATTGACCAATACCCTCTGGACCATGCAGGCCTTGTTAAAAAGGTAAAGTCCCTTGACCTGCCAATGGTGGTATGCCGCAGTAAATCAGGTGGGGCACATGTGTTCCTGTTTGTGAAGGACCCCATTCCGGCAGCAGACATGCAACGCTATCTCAAGGGTGCCGCTGCACTCTTGGGAGAAGCTGGTCGTGAAATCTTCCCCAAGCAATCAGAGATCCTGGTCGACCGAGGAGATACCGGCAACTTCCTGAATCTGCCTTACTTTGGCGGGGATCAAACGATGCGTTACGCCATCCGTGAGGATGGCAGTGCCGCTACGATGGAAGAGTTCTACGAGCTCTACAACGCCAACGTCCAGTCTGAACTCGTTTTTCCAGAAGCCCCAAAGGTTCCGGATGCCCCCATTAAGGATGGGCCGCCATGCCTGCAGGCTCTTTGCTCTCAAGGCGTTCCAGAGGGCGGTCGAAACAACACGCTGTTTAACATTGGCATCTATCTTAAGCAGCTACACCCGACCAGTTGGGACAATGCGCTCGTGGAGCATAACTTCAAGTATGTTGCTCCGCCGCTCCCAAACAATGAAGTGCAGATAATCGTAAAGCAACTGCACAAGAAGGATTACCACTACAAGTGCAAGGATCAACCTCTCAATAGTTTCTGCAACTCAGGACTGTGCAGGACCAGAAAGTATGGGATCGGGGCCCACGGACCTGATAGCCCTCAGTTGTCCTCGCTGTCCAAGTACAACTCGGAGCCACCGCTATGGTTTCTGGACATCAATGGCAAACGGATCGAGATCGATACCGATCACCTGTACAACCAGTCCCTGTTCCAGAAAGCCTGTGTGGACAAGATCAACGTCCTACCGCCGACGCTGCGCAAACAGGATTGGGAGCAACTCCTGAATGCGCTCCTGAAAGAGATGGTGGAAACCGAGCAAATTACAGAAGCATCCGAGGACACAAGCATTACCGGCAGGTTCATGGACTTGTTGGAGGAGTTTTGTACTCACCTCCAGCAGGCAATGGACCGCGACGAGATCCTACTAGGCCGACCCTGGACGGATGAGGAAGAAGGGCGAATCTACTTCCGCATGAAGGATCTCGAAGCACACCTTAAACGCAATAACTTTCAAGGCATGACCGCTCCAAAGATGGCGCAACGTCTACGTGATTTAGGAGGCGAACCTATCAGCCTATTTCTCAAAAACCGCGCAACACGGTGCTGGAAACTGCCTGGCTTTGTAAAGCAATCCGCACCTTTTGAAACCCCTGAACAGAAAAAACGGAGTCCATTTTGAGCGATGAACCTGAAATCCTGAAGATTGATGACTACGACGATTGCGTGATCGGGATTGGCCAGACGTGGCACGGCAACATGCTGGTCGACCGCTTAATTTACGACGGCGAGAAGATGCTGGACAAGATGGAAGAGAACGGCATGAGCCGCGATGATGCGATGGAATACATGGACTTCAACATTCTGTCCGCGTATATGGGCGACTCCACGCCCATCGTCCTCTGGCCCGTGCCCGAGGAGCTTCTTGATGAAAATTGAAAAAATCTTTGGGCCGCCTGGCTCAGGCAAGACGACGTTCCTGCTCGACATCGTCAACCTTGAGCTTGCCAACGGGGTATCGCCACAACAAATAGGCTATTTCAGCTTTACCAAAAAGGCTGCAACGGAAGCCCGCGACCGAGCAATCATCAAGTTTCCCGATCTCAATCGGGATACGGATTTCCCGTGGTTTAGGACGCTACACAGCCTTGCCTATCGCTGCTTGAGCGTTAAGTCGCAAGACATGATGTCTCCCATGGACTACAAGTCCTTTGCCCTTGAGGCGGGAATCGAGATCGGTATTGACAACGGCGAAGAAGATTTTATGGTTAAGGTGGATAACCCCATCCTGAACGAGATCAACATCGCACGGATCAAGGGCCTCGATCTGCGCACGCACTACAACCAGAGTGCCATGCAGATTGAGTGGTTCCACTTCGAGTACGTTGAACGTGCCTACAGGCACTACAAAGACTCGCACGATTTGATGGACTTCACCGATCTGTTAGAGCGGGTCGTAGAATCGGTTGATCTCTTGCCGCGGCTGGAGGTGCTGATTATTGATGAAGCGCAAGACCTGTCCCGTTTGCAATGGGCCGTGGTCATGGCGCTCGCAGATCGGTCTGACCGAGTTTTTTTAGCCGGGGATGATGATCAGGCGGTGTACACCTGGGCGGGTGCCGATGTCAAAAGCTTTCTTAACTTGACCGGCAAAATCACCATCCTCGAACAGTCTTATCGGGTGCCTGCAAAAGTGCATGCACTGGCCAATACTGTCGTCAATCGCATTCGCGAACGGCAGCCCAAAACTTGGAACCCACGCCAAGAAGAGGGATCGGTCCAGTACTACAACGATTTCACCCACGTAGACATTACAGCTGGCGACTGGCTCATCCTGGCCGCCACGAACTATCTGCTCACAGACATGCACTCATGGATCAAGAGCCAAGGACTCTTATTCGAGCGCCACGGACAACGGAGCATTTCTGAGTCCATTCTTTCCGCGGTCACCGGATGGGAATCCTTGCGTAGGGGCAATCCCGTGCCCTTTATCACTGTCAAAGCAATTTATAAGTACCTTGACTCAAGCTTCGTGAAGCACGGTTTTAAGGGCCTAAAAGGTGCAAGTGAGGAGCAGTCCTACACCATGGACATGCTTAAAGAAAAGCACGGGCTTTTGACTGATGATATCTGGCACAAGGCTCTGACCAAGATTGGCGAAGAACGACGTGACTACATCATTGCCATGTTGCGCCGCGGCATGAAGATCACCGGCAAGATTCCTATCAAACTGTCCACGATCCACGGAGCAAAGGGTGGCGAGGCGGACAAGGTCTTGTTATTGTCAGACCTGTCCACTCGGTTTGCAAAAGAGTACGAACGTAACTCGGATGACATCAACAGACTGCTGTATGTCGGTATAACGAGAGCCAAGCAAGAATTGCACATTGTGCTACCAAAGAATCAGCAGAAAGGCTTTCATCTGTGAGAACTATCTCAATGTTCCCGACTCTGACGGAGTGGGTGCCTCCGCAGTCGTTTCCAAACCTGTCAACGGCTAAAGAGATTGCCATCGACTTGGAGACATGCGACCCTAATCTTGAATCCTTTGGACCAGGGTGGCCTCGAAATGACGGGTATATTGTTGGATACGCTATTGCTGTGGATGGTTGGTCCGGATATTTTCCGATTGCTCACGCTGGTGGCGGGAATCTGGACCGTCGAATTGTTGATAATTGGATTCGCGGAGTCCTAAAAACCGACGCAGACAAGATCATGCACAACGCCGCCTACGACTTAGGCTGGCTACGTGCATCAGGGTTCGAGGTCAACGGCCGAATCCTAGACACCATGCTCGCCGCACCGCTACTTGACGAGAATCGCTTTTCCTTCTCGCTCAACGCTCTGGGCTTTGATTATCTGCAGGAAGCCAAATCAGAAGCCAACCTTAAACAAGCCGCTGGCGATTTTGGCGTACATCCAAAGAAGGAACTCTGGAAGCTCCCAGCGATGTACGTAGGAGAATACGCAGAGCAAGATGCTGCGCTCACACTCAAGCTCTGGCAGTGTTTTAAGCCTTTGCTTAAAAAAGATGAGGTGGAGTCGATCTTTAACGTGGAGACGGACGTCTTCCCGGTTCTGCTAGATATGACCTACAAGGGCATCCGCTTTGACAGGCCTAAAGCGGAGCAGTTGATCGATCAGTTGATTAAGCGCGAGCAAGAGCTGATTAAGGAGCTTAAGCGGCTCTCAGGAGCATCTATCGACATTTGGGCTGCGCAGAGCATTGCTGTTGCATTTGATAAGTTAAGCGTGCCCTACGGCAAAACAGAGAACGGGCTCCCAAGCTTTACAAAAGGGTTTTTGGATAGCTGCCCTCATCCAATTGCCAAAATGATTGTGGAAGCGCGCGAGACGAACAAGACTCACGGCACGTTCCTGCGCCCCTACCTTGAGTTCTCCGCCAAGACAGGACGCATCCATCCGCACGTTAACCAGATGCGCTCTGACGACGGCGGAACCGTCACTGGCCGTCTCTCTATGGCTTCGCCAAACCTCCAGCAGGTGCCAGCCAGGCACGAGATCATA